TTTCTTGGACATAACGTTGAATCTCCTTTGATTTAGAACAAATGGGATTATTTGATGCTGCTGGTAGTAGGACATACTTGTTGAATCCTACAGAAGCTAAAAGTCATATGTTAACTCTAAAGAGATCATTAAAAGACTCTGGTAAAATTACAAACTGGAGTACTCCTGTAGACGAAAAGATGATTTTGGAATATATGAGAAATCCAACATCAAATAAAATGGTTAAGAATCAATATGATTTGTATAGAAATAAAAACGAATATATTGATAGACTAAATAAATTAATTCCTATGGAAATTTTAATGCCATTAGGTGGTGCTGGATTCGCAGGTTACGAACTAAATAAAGAATAATCAATATGGAAAATTTATACCCAGTATACCCAATTCCATCTTATAAAGATGGAGGTATACATATCAAGAAAAAGAACCGTGGTAAGTTTACGGCAGCAGCCAAAAGAGCAGGGATGGGTGTTCAAGCGTATGCCAAAAAAGTATTAAAAGACCCAAATGCAAGCCCAACTTTAAAGAAGAGGGCAAATTTTGCTAGAAATTTTGGAGGCAGAAAGAAAAAATAACAATTACAATCTAATTATAATTAATTATGGAAAACAATAGTAACGATACACTATTTGGATTTACAGCTATAACTGATATGTTTACTGAACAAGTTGGCAACAACATTCATCAAGATGATGATATTGATGATGAAGAATTAGAGAGACTGAAACAAGAGTCTGTTAAAGCTAGACCTGCTACTCCTGGATCTAAGAACAAGAAGACAGAAGAAGAGGAAAAAGTAGAGGAAGAGGAAACTGAAGACATCGAAGAGGAAGAAGTAGAAGAGCCTAAGAAATCTAAAAAAGCTTCTAAGAAAAAGGATAAAGAAGAGATTGAAGAAGAGGAGACTGAAGAAGAGATTGAAAAAGAATCTGAGGAGGAAACTGAAGAAGATGAAGTTGAATCTAAACAAGTATCTGCTTTATTTGATGCAATTGCTGAAGAATTAGAATGGGATTTTGATGAAGAAGAGGAAGAAGAAAAACCAAAGACCGTAGAAGAATTGGTTAAGTATTTTAAGGAAGTAATCGAAGAACAATCTACTCCAGAATATGCAAGCGAAGATGTTGCAAAATTAGATGAATTTGTTCGTAATGGGGGTAAGTTAGAAGATTATTTCTCTATTACTCCGGACATTGATGTTGACAATGTTGATATTGAAAATGAAAATGAGCAAAAGATAGTATTGAGAGAGTTACTAGCTAGAAAAGGTTACAGTGACAAACAAATTGCTAAGAAAATCGAAAGATTTGAAGATGCTGGAGTATTAGAAGATGAGGCTAGAGACGCAGTTGAGGAACTTCAAGAGATTGTTGCAAAAGAGAAAGAAGAGCTATTAGAGCAACAAAGAATCAAAAAGGAGGAAATGGTGCAGCGCCAACAAAAGTTTTTTGATGACGTTGTCGGTGAAATAAAGTCCTTGGACAATATACGTGGTATCAAAATACCAGCTAAGGACAAGAAAGAATTATTGGCTTATATATTTAAAGCCGACGCTAGTGGAAAGACCCAGTACCAAAAAGACTATTCCAAGAGCGTAAAGAATTTAATAGAGTCAGCTTATTTTACAATGCGAGGTGACACTTTGTTAGATGCTGCCAAAAAACAGGGTACTAGCTCTGCTATTAAAAATCTGAAAAATAGTCTCAGATCAACAGGCGTTAGTAAAGGTACTAAGAGAATTAATACAAGTTCATCTAACTCTATTTTTAGTCGTGCAGTACAACTACTTTAATTAAAAATAAATTACTAACATTTATATGGATAACGGAATTTTAAATAATTTACAGATCGGTAGAGGTAAATGGTTCTCAGATCTTGTTGATGAGAATATGATTTCAAATGCAATGCTTACTAGACCGTATGAAGTAACCCGTGTTATTTCTTATGTATTCGGTTCTAAAGATGATGGTTATAGCACTTCTTTGGATGCGATTACTGGTGGTCTTGGTAATGTAATGACAATTGACCAAAGAGACTACGAATGGTCTGTAATGATTGATAGCGATAGAGCTGTGACGATTCGCTCTGCAAAATGGCAGGGAACAGAAATCACTGCTTCAAATGCTGACACAATTATGGCAGGTTTGGGTAATACACCTATCATGTTGTGGTTAGAGGACAAATGGTTTGGTCCTGGTGCAATTTTGGAATTTGATAATAGAGAGTATCAAGTACGTGTTTCTGGTGCTCCTTATCAAGATGGTAATGAATGGGTTTATACTTGTTTCATTGCAGATGGTCAATCTAACTCTTATATTCCTGGTGAATATTTGTTGGCTGGTCGTCAAGTATCTCGTTTGGCTTCTGCTTACGAAGAATACAGTGAAGAGGGTGATATCCTGAATTATAATACTCATTTCAAGATGAGAAACTTCTTGTTTACAACTCGCTTGGATTATGATATTACAGGTACAGCTTATTCTACAGTACTTTGGATTGCTTTAAAAGATCCTAAAACTGGTAAGACTTCTTATTTGTGGTCTGACTATCAGGAATGGAAGGCAATGCGTGAGTGGTCTAAGAGATGTGAGAGAATGATGGTTTACTCTAAGTCTAATGTAAATAAAGACGGTTCTACTTCATTGCTAGGTACGAATGGTCGTCCGGTTTACATTCCTGCAGGTTTGTTGCAACAGATCGCTCCGTCTAACAGACGTTACTATACTGAATTGACTCCGGAATTGTTGGAAGACTTCTTGTTTGACTTGTCTTACAATATCTTAGGTACTAACGAACGTAAGTTTGTTGCTTTGACTGGTGAAATGGGTATGAGAGAGTTTGACCGTGTATTGAAACAAAAAGCAGCTACGATGAACTTGATTGATACGAAGTTTATCAGTGGTTCTGGTCAGGCTTTGGTTTTAGGTGGTCAGTTTGTAACATACAAGATGACAAATGGCATCGAGTTGACATTGAAACATTTCCCGTTGTATGATGATACTACTTATAATCGTTTGTTACATCCGGTATCTGGTAAACCACTGGAATCTTATAGAATGACATTCTTGGATCTTGGTAGACGTGATGGTCAAGCTAATATCGTTAAGGTTGTTCGTAAGGACCGTGAAATGGTTATCTGGAATACTTCAGGTTCTGTAGCTCCGGGAACTGGTTACTCTAAGAATAAATCCACAGTAAGATCTAATGCAAAGGACGGGTACTCTGTGCATTTTTTAGGCGAGATGGGGATAATGTTACGTGACCCACGCGCGTGCGGTGAATTGCTGATGGAGGTCGAGGACTAAGAAATGGACACACTTAATTGGAACATTTCTGATATTCTTACGTTACATAAATAAATGTAACAAAAAGAATATTTATGAAAAAGAACCAATTATTTGAAATTTACTTAGTAAGCAATACACAAAACAATAAAGTATACATTGGAGCTACTAGCCAAGGTAGTGCAAAGCGTTTCAAACAACACGTTTGGAAATCGGAAAGTGGCTCCAATTATTCTTTTCATAAAGCAATAAGAGAATTTGGTACAGATGTTTTTGAAGTGAAAACATTAGAATACGTAAACACCATTGATGAAGCAAAAGAAAGAGAAAAGTATTGGATCATTCAATACAGATCTACAAATCCTAAGTATGGATATAATGGTGACTGTGGTGGTGATATAATGTTCCACACAGAAGAGGCAAAGGTCAAAATATCAGCAATACACAAAGGTAAAGATATGTCATCGTACTACAGAGCGGTATTGCAATATAGCAAAGAAGGTGACTTTATTCAAGAATATCCCAGTGTAACTCACGCTTGTGAATTTACTAAGATTAGTAGAGCTTCAATGTTAAGAGCTCTTAATAAGACATTAAAAACACAATCTAAAGTAAATCCATATGTATGGTTTTATAAAGATGAATTTGAAACTGTTCCTACTAAAATAGATACTTCTGATATGTATTGTAACAAAGTGTATGAGAGAAAAGTATCAGAAAACTTTTTAAAAGCAGGAGAAAAACAACGTAGTCGTGATAACATGTTTGCCAATACAATAGTAGAACAATTAGATTTACAAGGTAAAAGAATTGCATTATTCTACAGTATAGCTGAAGCAAGCAGACAAACTGGCGTATCGTTAAGAACCATAAAAGAGCATTGTGCTGGAGTATATCTAAATAATAAAAATATCAAGAATTGCACGTGGCGTAAAATTGAAGATGTTGCTAATTTAACAGCAGAAGATCTAAACGTATTACATACTCAGGAAAATGTCGCAATGAGTAAACGTGCAGGTAACAATACCAGAAAAGTTGCTTTATACAATCAAGATAATGAATTAATAAAAATATTTGATACATTGGAAGATGCATCAAAACTTACAAATGTAGATAGATCTACAGTAGGTAAGCAGTTAAAACGATACGGCATTCGAATAATACCTAATGTAGGATATCTGAAATTTTATAAAGAATAAAATACTATGGATATAATATTAAAATTCGCCCGTACAAACCCATGGGCTGGAATAGCTAAGTATAAGAATTGTAAAGATTATATCAGTACTTACTGGACAAGATCTGGTAATAGATATACTGGTTTAACCCCAGAAGATGCTAGACGTTTGGAGAAAGAAATGGGATATGAAGAAGGACATTTATCTCCACAAAGTGGATTCTGGAAAACATATGCAATTGGTTTAGGTGCAAGAGATAAAGTTTTACATACTGAAAGACCTGAAGATGAACTTGCATATTTGTTTTTAAAAGGACACAAAAGAGTAGCAAATGGAATCAATAATCTTAAACCTACTCATGATTATGTTCTTGTAAATAAAGAAATTGAAGCTGAAGAAGCTAACAAAAGAAATAAAGCTAAACGTGAGGCATTCTCTGAATTTAATAAGATGTCAATTGAGGAAATGCGCAAATGTTTACGCTTATATGGTCACAAGACTGATAATATCAGTAATGAGCTAGTTGAAAGTAGTTTATTTGATCTTATTGAAAATAATCCTGATAAGTTCTTCTTGATTTGGGTAAACAACAAAGTAAGAGATACTCAATACATTATTGAAGCAGCTATTTCAAAGAATGTAATTCGTAAATCTAAAAATATCTATTACTATGGTACTGATATCATTGGTAGAAGTTTAGAAGATGCAATTGCTTCATTGAATGATAAAAAGAATCAGGATATCAAAATGACTATACTTCAAGAAATTGAATCTAAGTAAAAGTAAACATGACAGTATTAGAAGCACATATAGCATTTAAGATTGAAGCAGATAAAAATGCCGTTAATATTGGTATATCTGGTTGTCCATCTTTCTTACCTGAGGAAATTGATTATTGGTTATACACAGCGTATCTAAGCAAGATAGCTACTAAAGCTACCGGTAATAATACTCTTAGAATACCATTTGAAGGTAATGTAAAAAGAGTAGCAGACTTAGAAGGTTTAGTAAAAACCGATAAAGGATTGTCTTTACTAAGTGAATCTATAAGTAATAGACTCACTATGAATAATTTCAAATCTAGTATTACTTATGGTGATGATACTCAAGATAAGCGTATGTACTTCTTAGAAGGAATTTTACATTTTGGTAGTAATAAAATAGCTACAGTAAAACTTATTAGTCACGAACAAGCTACTAGATTCTTAGAAACTTATAATAATAAACCTTGGATTGAAGAACCTGTAGCAATACTAGAGGATAATAAGTTAATAGTGTTTATAGATAGGGATCTCATGGTAGGTCCCTACACTATAGATATTACTTATCTGGCATATCCAAGAAAGATTAATAATCAAGATATTACGTCTACTCTAGACGAAATTCCAGAGTATATGCAATATGAAGTAGTTAAACTAGCTGCTGACATGGCAATTGAGAATATTGAATCTCCAAGAACTCAAACACATCCACAGTACGTAGCACAATTATCAGAATAGGAGGTATAGATGGACGCAAAAAATATGCAAATATCTGAAGAAGAATATTATGCCACTTTGCTATCAAATCCAGATTATTCTGAGACTAAATTTTCTATCTACAGATTTAAAAATCTTATTAATGGGAAAGTGTATATAGGACAAACTACCGTTCCTGTGCGCAAGAGATTGATTCAACACATGACGTTCAGTAGACCTTGGACTAAGTGTCATAAAACATATTTCCATAACGCTATATATAAATACGGCTTAAATAATTTTGATTTTTCTGTAATTGAAATATGTAAATCTCAAGAAGAACTTGACATCAGAGAAAAACATTGGATAAGCCATTACAAATCTAATAACAAACAGTTTGGTTATAATATAGAATCTGGTGGGAAAGATGGAAGAAAAGGTATCAAATTAACTGAAGTTCATAAACAAAAGCTTCTTGAAGCTAATTTAGGACAACCAAGAAAAGAAAATACTAGAGAAGCAATAAAGAACACACATAAAGAACTTTGGAAAAATGATAAATACAGAAAAGAACATTTAAATGTTGTGAAATGTAGTTTATCTTCTTACTGGCAGAAATCTTCAAAAAAGGTTTATCAATATGATAAACATGGTAATTTTATAGCAGTTTGGAATAAATGCAAAGACGTTATAGACTTCCTTTATGGAATAGGGGCAAATGGTAATTTGTCACGCAACATTAAACTAAATAATAAACGTGGTAAATTGGGGTTCTCCAAAAATGGCTATATTTGGTCATTCTTTGCTCCCCAAGGAAAGGAGGAATTATAAACTCAAAAGAAATGCAAATGGAATTTGAGCGCAGGATACAATTAATAGATCCTACTCTTACTATAGACCAAAAGCCTAATTCTGATCTTATATTTTCGATACTAAATGAAGCTCAAGATAGATATGTAATGATGAACTATGTTGGTGATGATCAGATGGAAACTGAAACCAACATACATACTAGAAATACAGATTCTATTAAGAGTTTATTAGTAGAAAAAGAGTTAACCGCAACAGGTACTACTCTTAATGGTTTCACAAGATACAGATTACCATATATGTCTACTGAAGAATATTTCTTATATGTACATTCCTTTAGTAAAGTAAAAGGTACATATAAACAATACAAGGATTTTGTTAGAGTAGATAATCAATTAGTTAAGTATAGGGATCTTGGTAAGTTTATTAAAACTGCATACAATACACCTATTATTAGACAACCTGCTGTTGCATTAGTATCAGATCCTACTACTAAATATAATTATATAGAAGTAGCAGTAGATGCATATACTACATTAGGTAATGTTACATTGACTTACTACAGGAAACCATTAAGATTTAATACTACTGATGGAGCTAGTAAATGTGAACTACCAGAATCAATTCATAGTGAAATTGTAGATTTAGCAGTTAATATGTTTATTACTGAAGGTAAATATAGATTACAAGTAAAACAACCAAATGATCAACAATAATGAAGTATATTGAGTTACAAACCGCTTTTGAATTAGAGATAGATCAATTAGACAATAATCTAACAAAACCTACTACTTCAGATATTGAGTATTGGTTAATGGCTGGGTTAGATAAATTTATTAAAACTAGATACTCCGGTATCAATTTTAAGCAAACTGGATTCGAACAAGATCAAAAAAGAATTGATGATCTTCGTACATTAGTTACTAGAAAATCTTATCAATTTACTACATATCCAGAAGAGTATACAGTTACTCTGCCAGATGATTATATGTTTACTGTAGGAGAGACAGCTGTAATATTTAGTTACGATCATTGTTGGCCTGTGGGCCCAAGTGGTCAACCAAGAACTAAAAACACAGATGTGTTAGAAGCCACAGTAGAAAACATAGACAGACAAAGACAAAATACTTTGTCAGAATACAGATTACATGGTAGATCCGCCAGACCATTAAGATTATATGAAGGAAATGAAATTCATTTATATACAGACGGAAATTACAATATAAGAAATTATATTCTCACTTACTTGAGAACTCCTAAAAGGATTAGTCTTACTGATGCTCCATTTGATGAGTATACAGATATGCCAGCTGCAACTCATAATGAGATAGTTAAGTTAGCGGTAGAGTTGTATTTGGAAAATAAGGCTAATCCAAGATATCAATCGTATATGAACGAAGTTAGTACAATGGAATGATTATACGAAATAGTTTAGTTTGACGAGGAAATCTGAAACACGAAAGTAGAAGAACTAATCAAAATGTTAAGCTAGACGTCTAATTAAAGTTTAACAAAAATAAAAATAAAAATTATGCTTAATCATGTGAACACAGTACTTATTGGTACTGAAGCACCTGCATCTTATACAACAGCAGATGCATTGACAGAAGGTCAAATTGCATTATTTGATCAAAATAGAGCAATTGTAAAAGATGCAGCTGGTGCTAAAGCTGCTAGTTCATTGTATATTGGTGTTTGCGAAGGCAAAGAAGATGTTTACAATGAAGCAGGTACAAAGTCAACTAAGTCAGTTATTCGCTTCTCAATGCCTATCATGAAAGGTTCTAAACCTCACATGGTATTTAGTGAATATGTAGCTGCAGCTGAAGATAAAATTGTAATCACAGCTACTAATGTTACTCCGGAAGTTGGTCATCGTTATGTATTACGTTTAGTATACAATGACATCTATGAGGCACCTGGGCAATTTACTCATACTTATGAAGTAATTGCAAAGAGTACCAATGCAACTGATTTGATTACAGCTTTCAAAAACAAAATCAACAAACACAAAGAAGCCAGAGTAGTAGCAACTAGTGATGCTGCTGTTCTTACATTGAATGCTAAGGAAATGCCGTACAACGAAGGTATTATGTTAGACTCAAATTATTCTCAGGTTTCTGTGGAAGCATTTATGGGGAAAACTATTCCTTCCGGTTTGTTGAGTAATGTAATGTATCCTATTGCCAATTTAACGATTGCTAAAACTCAAGGTACTCCAGGTAAAGGTAATCCGAAGATTGTTCGTGATCGTGAAAATGCAGCTCTTGGTTACAGAGGTATTACTCATCGTGCAAACGGTATCTATCCGTACATTGCTCCTGAATTGAAAGCTGATTTAAGTGCTACTTACGATACATTGTCTATCGAATGGGATAACAAATATCTTAGTGATGATAATCAATACATCAAAACAACTCCATTAGCTTGTGAATTGTATGTAAATGCTGGTGAACTTGAAGACTCTGCATTTATGACAGCTTTAAAAGCTTTTGTAGAAGTTGCTTAATCAAAAAATATAATTCAAACCAAAAAGGGGATTGGGAGTAATATCCCTTTCCCCTTTTATTTTATATACGATTGATATGGAAATGAATGAATCATTGTATTATGCAGAAATAAAACTGTTAACTACGTATTGCCACAATTGCCTAGATAACAAAATGAAAGATAAAATAATGATGTTTCTGTTTAAGAAAACACTTTATGATAATGCTACTACTTTGAATCTTGCAGATGATGCAGAACAGTATTATAATGAAATGCTGAATTTACTTGATATGAGAACGTGTAATTGTACTATTGATGACTGTAAAAATTGTAAAGATGGATATTGCGAATTATGTAAATAAAGTTGGTAAATTGGTTAATCAGTCTACAAAGTACAATGTAAAATTGGATAGAGTTTCGATTACAAATCTAGTACTATTGTTGCATTTAGATAAATTAGCTAAATGGGCGGCTAATAATTTAAATGACGAAGAGTTTCCTATTACTCAGGACGACGTAGATAAAATTATAGGGTATCTTCATTGCTTAAAAAAACAAATGAATTTCTATCCAGAAAAAGATATTGATTCTGATTGTATATTAACCGAAGTTAAGGAACATATAATCCAAGAGTAATATGAATAAAAAGATATCGCAATTTGAACTAACAACTAAACTACAGGAGCAAGACCTCATTACCCTTGTACAAGATGGTAGTAATAAGAATATTACTAGTGGAAGTTTTACTACATCACTATCAGGTACATTTGCCACTAATGAGAGAGTAGATGCTGTAGAAGAAGATGTTGAGATACTAGATGCTAAAGTAAATGATAATTATAAAGATCTTAGTAATAAGATAGTAGAAGGAGATACTAGTGTAACTACTAACCTTAATAGTACTATCACTAGTTACTATGATGTATTAAATAATAAGATCATTACATTAGATACTAAGCATGACACCGATATGTCAGAGATTGGTGGTACTATGCAAGAATGGATAGATGATATTGATAATAGATCTACATTACAACAATTACAGGATGCTCTCAATAGACTCACAGTAGCTGAAAATACTATTACAGCATTATCTGAACTTATTGCAAATGGTGGAGGTAGTGGATCTGCTCCAGGCTATCATACCCAAAGTACTGCTACAATATTTCCTTTATCTGGTTATTATAAAGCGAATGATGCATCTCCGTTGGCTACATCTGATACGTTAAATCAAGCATTGTCTAAACTTGAAAATCAAGTAGAAGCAGTAGCTAGTAGTTCTGGTTCTTTACCTGTAATCAAGTATGGAGAAAGTACTCCTCCAGCAGATAACTTCTTATATACTTCTTTAAAGACTGCAGAAGATTATTTAAATAAGCATGGGGATACTGCAGATGGTAAAATAACAATGTTACAAGGTTTACAAGCAGGAAATACATTTCGTTCTGGTTGGGATGGTGTTGGAGCTAGTTTATATCCATTAGGTTCCAAATGGAATATGGAATTAGACAATCTGTTTGTTAGAGGTAATATGACAATAAATGAACTTACAGTAAATGAGATTAAAGCTGTAGGTGGTGACATTCTAGTTACTGTAGCAGATATGAAATGTATCGAAGTAGAAGAATTGGCGGATTCTTATAAATGCTACTTTGATGATCAAGAAGGTACTAAGTATAATCAATTTATAGTTAATGACTTAGCAATATGCCAAAAATTTGATGGTAAAAATGTTAAGAGATATTGGCGTAAAGTAAATGCTACTGGTAGTAATTATATCACGTTGTCTAAAGACGTATGCGAGCCAGGTAGTGGTAAGCCAGAAGCAGATGATGAAATATTACAATTAGGTCATATGTACGAATCTGATCCAGACTACAATTTACAAATGGATGAGAGACGTAACGCAATTTTTATCAGTGCTAAAGGTGATAATGCCCCTAGAATCTCTTACTATAAGAATATTGATACTTTTTCTCTAGCTGATGAGGATGGTGTAGTTCGTGAAAGAGTTGTAATTGGTGGTGATCAAACTAAATTTGTAGGTACAATTTATCAAACTTCTGACACAGGAATCGTTAGAGTACCTGTATATAGAGGTATTTGGGTTTCTGGCAACACTTACTATTATTATGACCAAGTAAGTCACAAAGGTAGTTTATGGATCTGTATGGACCCTAATGGTACTAAAGATGAACCAAATGAGAATGATGATCAATGGCAAAAGCAAGTTTCAAAAGGTGAAGATGGTAAGTCAGGGGATGACAAAGCTAAATGGGTAGAAATTGTAGGCGATCGGTTATTTTTATTTGATACTCCCGATTTCTCAGGAACTCCTACTCCAAGAACTATTCATTTAACTGCAAATGTATATGGGATGGAAAATCCTACATACGAATGGAAAATGCTTAATGCAGAAGGAACCAAATTGTCTGCACAAAGTTCTATAGACTTTCCATATACAGCAATGCCGACAGATTCCCGTACATTAAGTATTCGTTGTACTGTTACAAATTCTGATGGTGCTACTTACTATGATGATACTCAATTAGCTAAATTATCAAATGGTGCAGAAGGTCTCGATGCATATTATATTGATTTAAGTAATGGTACGGTTGCGGTACCATTTGATGCAGATGGGGTTACACCATTAGTAGATTTGTCTACTATTACTACAGATGTTTACGCATATCATGGTATTAATCCAATTGCTATTAAAAGTATAACATATTCTACTACTTCTGGTGGAGCTACTGTAAGTATAACTGGTTCTAAAGTAACCCTTACTTCAATAAGTCAGAAACAGGCTAGTATAGATTTAAATGTAACATTAGAAGATGGAGTATCTATAGTTAAGACATGGTACGTTAATAAAGTATCTAATGGTGAGAATGGTTTTAATGGAGAAGATGCAGCGTATGTGTATATGTCTGGAGAACAATTCTTTCACTATAAAACAGGTAAAACTGTTCCAGAAAACACCACAATTACTCTTACTGCAGATTCATTTAATATAATTAATCCATCTTATAAATGGTATTGGGCGATAGCTGGTACATACGATTGGCAATTGTTAGCTAATGAAACAAATAGTACATTAGTAGTTAGTTATAATGGTATCTATTTCACTAGTACAAAAAAAGATGAGATTAGTTTTAAATGTGTGGTATCAGGAGCAGGAGCAGAGTTTTCAGATTTCATGACTATCAATAATGTTCGTGATGGTGAAAATGTATATAGAGGTATCCTTACAAATGAAAATACTGGTGTACCAGCAGATTCAGGTGGAGTAGTAACAGATTATTCTACTGCTACTACCACAGCTAGATTGAAGTATGGTTCTCAAGATATTACTGATTTTAAACTTACTACTTCTTTACAAACTGGTACTGGTAGTGTAACTTATACCCAAAGTACACAAACAATAAAGTGTACATCATTGACTTCTGATTCTGCCATGTGGAGGATAGATTTTATATCACCAGCAAGTAGTAATAAGGTAGTAGATAGTGTTGATTTTGTTGTCACTAAATCTAAAGCAGGAGTAAACGGTGATGTAGGCAATAGTCCTATACAAATATTCTGTAATACTTCGAGTGCTAGTAATAAACCTAGTAGACCTACATTTACATATAGACCCTCTTCTGGTGGTGCAACTTCTGGAGGATATATATGGTATCCAGATCCAAAATACAGTTCATCTCAAACTACTTGGATTAGTTCAGGTAATTATGATCCAAATGCTGGAAAAATGGCTTACGATGAAAGTATAGGTGGATACTGGACTGATCCATTACCACATTCTGGTAAAGATGGTGAAAAGGGTGATAAAGGAGATAAAGGGGATAAAGGAAATACTGGAGCACCTGGTTCAGATGGATGGAATGGTCCATCTTTAAGTTATCGTGGAGAATACAGTTCTAGTAAGTATTATGCATGGACAGTTAACCCTGATGTAAGAGATGTCGTTAAATATGGTAGTGTCTATTATATGGTTGCTAATGGAAGAAGAGGTTTATCATCTTTTAAGAATGTAACCCCAGGAAGTAACACATCATATTGGTCTTCATTTGGAGCATCTTTTGAATCTATAGCTACTGGGCTATTGTTTGCGGAAAAAGCTACTATTGCAGGTATGGATTTTTATAACAATTGTATTGCAGCTAGTAGTGGTAGATTTTTCTTAGATGGTAGATACGAATCTGACTTAACCAATGGTTGGCCAATTATGTCATTTGGTAATGATGCTGTGAAGGATGGAAAACCAAGTAATAAGGCAGCATTAAAAATCTATGGTGGTGGTACACTAACTGTAGGGGACGGAGAAGTCTCAGCTAATGCAGGTGTTACTGGTGGAGGAACTGGAAGTAATGCTATAAGATTTTGGGCTGGGAAAGATTTTAGCAATCGTGGCTCTGCTCCGTTTAGAGTAACTCAATCAGGATATGTACATGCCAGTAATGCTAGTATTACTGGTAGTATTACAGCATCTACTGCTACTTTTACAGGAAACGTATCAGTAGGTTCATTAAGTGGATGGAATATTCCAGGTGTTAAAACTATCTGCCATTACGGTAGTGGATTAAGAGGAACAATCTATTCCCAAGGAGGATGTCAAATTAGCTCTATAAATAGAAGTGGAACTGGAGAATATATAGTGTATCACAACATCGGTCATACAAATTATGTAGTATTGTGGCAAGGACAAGCACGAGCTAGTTCTTCTTATTCAGATAGTGCTGGATTTAGAGGAACTATTGGAGTAACTTCCACATCTTCCAGTTCATTTAAAATAATTTGTGTGGACACAGATAACAATAGACATGATGTTGGTGATAAGGATGATGCAATTGATTTAGTAATTTTAGGTTACGCTCAATAATATGGAAGAAAAAATATATTTACTTTGTTCAAGTGGAATGATAGAAGCCCCAGAGGATTGGTATAAAGGATTAAAAGAAAGTGAGTTTGTAGACTCTTACGAAGGATTACTTCAAGGAGGTTACATGCATCCATCTAGTGAACAAATAGAATTTAATTTAGCAAATCCTAATCTAGATTTATATAACGCTTTCTATATGATTCCTAAAGATACAGCTGTGGTCAATGAGGAAATAAGAAAGCATAGAGAGAATTTATATAATACTAGTACAGATAGACTGTATATGGCTTATGTAAAATATAGAGAATTTGGAGAGGAAGAGAAAGCTGCAGCAGCATATCAAGAATGGAGAGAAGCAGTAGAAAAAATAAAACAAGATAATCCATACTCATTATAATATGATTAAGAATAATGTATATTATGAATGGTTTGCAAGTATAACCGTACCCAATCCAGATCAGGTTGGGTACTGGGTTGACTTGGGAGCAGATTCAAAAGGTAGAATAATTAAAGTTTACAATAGTGATATAGAAAAATGGATTGTACTCTTTGATGTAAGTAAAGATGACTATGTACCACCATTTATTGGTTCTAATGGCAACTGGTGGGTAGACAATAGAGATACTGGAGTAAAAGCTACTGCAGAGACTCCATACATAGGTGAGAATGATCATTGGTTTACTTATGATCCTATCAACAAAGTATATGTAGATACAGGTATAGAAGCTCGTGGTCTTAGTGCGTATGATATTGCAGTTAAGTTAGGTTTCGAAGGCAGTGAACAAGATTGGATTGATAGCCTAAGTAAAGCATCTGAAGATGCAGCAGTTGCAGCACTAGATGCAGCTAATAAAGCAAATGAAGCTGCGGATAAGGCTAATCAAGCTGTAGTTGAAATTGAAGGTATAGTTGACGATACAATAGCTGCTACTGAAAAAGCTGAAGAGATTGCTAGTAATCCACCAAAGATTGTAGATAATGATTGGTGGATCTATGACTATGATACTAAACAATATATTAATACTGGTATAGCTGCTATTGGTGATGCTTTCACTTATAAGAAGGAATATCCTTCAGTAAAAGCAATGGAAGCTGATTGGGGTACTGCTGATGTAAAGTTAGGTGAGTATGTACTTATTAATACTAATAATGTAGAAGATCCTGATGATGCTAAAGTTTACTTAAAGACTCAGAATGGTTGGAAGTTTATTGTTGACTTATCTGGTATGCAAGGTATTCAAGGTTGGTCAGCATACGAAGTTGCAGTACAACATGGTTTTGTAGGTACTGAAGAGGAATGGGTGCAATCATTAAAACAACCTGCATTAGATGCAGCAGCAGAAGCCTTAGATGCTAAAGCTCAAGTAGAAGCTACTGAGCAAGCTGTTAAAGAAGCAGAAGCATTACGTGTTACTGCAGAACAAGGTAGAGTTAATGCTGAGAATACCAGAGTAAGCAATGAAAATACACGTATCTCCAATGAAGATAGTAGGAAAGCAGAAGAGTCTAAAAGGGTAACTGCTGAGAATGCTCGTATTGCTGCTGAAACTTCTAGAAAAGAAGCAGAATCTAGTAGGGTTAATGCAGAGTCAGATCGTGTAGAAGCTGAAGGTGCAAGAGCAGCAGCAGAGCAATTAAGGGCAAATTCTGAAAGTGAACGTAACACTAAGGAAAAAGAACGTATAGCTAATGAAGCAATTAGAGTTGCATCTGAAAGTGAAAGAGTAACTGCTGAGACTTCTAGAAAGGAGGAAGAAGCTAAGCGTGTAGAAGCAGAAACAGCTCGTAATACAGCAGAACAGGAAAGGGAATCAAATGAAGCCACTAGACAGGCAAATGAGGCGATTAGAGAGACTCAAGAGGCTGCAAGGGAAAAGAATACATCTGATGCTATAACTGCCGTAAATGAGGCTAAAACAGCTGCACAACAAGCTACTACAAATGCTACTACTGCTGCTAACAACGCCAACACTCAAGCAGCGAGAGCTAAAGAATATGCAGACAATCCTCCCAAAGTAGGGGACGACGGCTATTGGTATCTTTGGGATGAAGTTGATGATGTATATGTAAATACCGGTTGGCCATCTTCAGGTATTATTTTAAAAGGTAGACTTAACAGTCCAGAGGAACTAGGTGATATAGTAGATCCGCAACTTAGTGATTCTTATATTGTTGGTACAGATCTATACTTTTGGAATGGCATTGAATGGGTTAATATGGGTAGATTCCAAGGACCTCAAGGAGAACCCGGTAAAGATGCTGAACTTAGTAAAGCAGCTATTGAAGCTGTATTAGTGGGTGAAGTAACTACTCATACTCATGATACTAGGTATTATACTAAGGATCAAACTGATGCTAACATAAAGGTAGTAGCAGATGACCTTGCTAACAATTACTATAATAAATCTCAAGTAGACAGTAAATTTACTTCTGTATATATTTTCAAAGGATCTGTAGATACGATTGAAGATTTACCTACTGAGGGTAATGTCATTGGTGATGTATGGAATGTTCGTAAGTCTGATACTAACTATGCATGGACAAGTGAAGGTTGGGATGCATTAGGTGGTACTGCTGAATTAGCTTCATTAACATCTAATGGTTTGATGTCTAAAGAAGACTTTGCAAAGTTACAAGGTATTGAAGCAGGTGCACAAGTCAATAAGATCGAAACTATTACTAAAAGAGTACTCTTGAATGTTGTAGATAAAAATGTAACTATACCAGAAGACATTGCAATTAGTCCAGATGAACCTACCAACAATGAAATCATCTGGATGGATACTGATGAAGATTATGACTTTACATTTGATGGGTATAGTAAAGTAGATGCTGATGCAAGATTCGTTCATCAAGTAGAGGGAAAAGATTTATCTACTAATGACTACAGTAATGCTGATAAGAATAAAGTAAACAATCTTAATAGTTATGTGACTAGTGGTAGTTTTACACAAGATGCAAATAATGCTGCTATTACGTTGAATATTAAAGATCCTGTTACAGATAATAATTCTAATCAAGTACTTACTATTAACAAAGCCACTACTACTACTGCTGGTGTAATGTCTGCTGCTGATAAGACTAAACTTGATGCTGCATTAACTGCTTCTGATAATATTGCAACTGCTACTAAGTTAGCTACTGCTAGAACTATATGGGGACAAGCATTTGATGGTAGTGCAAATATTAGTGGTAATATGACTAATGTGGGTCACATCTATATGAACAATTCCCATACTATTTATGTAAAAGATACTAATGGTAATAACCTTGATTCCTTTGGATTTAGTGATACTAATAATCTTCATATAGGCTACGACCTTGCAGCCAAAGGATATAATACTTATATAAATGGCAACGAAATCTATTTTAGAACTTCGGCAAATAACGTCGAAAGAATGAGGATAACATCTGATGGTAAAGTTGGTATAGGTACAACTGCTCCAGAAAGAATATTGGATGTTGCTGGAGGTGTTCAATTTAAAACCAACATAGATGCTGTTATTAAGATTCCTGTAAAATCAATAGGTTCTGGTCATGCCCCTGGTATGTACTTTTATACAAATGATGGATCAACTAGAATCGGTGGTATTGGAGGATATGTAAGTAATCCTAGTTCTGAAAACTATCGATCATATATCGGATGGGGGGATAACCCATTTGATTTAAATTCATCTTTAACAGTATCAAATAGTTCTATAACCTATAAAGGAAATAAAGTATGGCATGCTGGTAATGATGGTTCAGGTAGTGGTTTGGATGCTGATTTGTTAGATGGTTGTCAATTAGTTACTGTTGGGGATGCTACAGGCCCTCATTCTGTTGTTTATCGTCCAACTATTGGAAATTATAGAAGATTTTGGCATATAGGTAATTTACCAACTGTTGCTGCTACTAGTACTGGCGAATCTAAAGTAGTGTTTCACGTTTGTGGTTTAGTTAATTTTGGCACTACTGAAGAAATATATGCTACTATTACTGCTAGTACAAGAGGAAGTATTGCTGTTAGAGTTATAAACCATATAGGAAATGCAGCACAATATCAAGTAGGTTATGTTGCTACAGATTCAGAGGTACAAATTTGGATAGCAAATTCTGAAAATTATGGAGGAACTTCTAGTTTAGATATTTGTGTTAGTAAAGGATTTACTTTAGTTAACTCTACTCAAACTACAGAACCTGAAAACATTGTATATGCGAATATAAATAGAGTTGTTACTACTTCTAATCTAGAAGATACTCTAGCATACTGGTATGAAAATGATGAAAACAATTCATCCACAACATGTGCAACAGGTGGTAATAGAAATGTAATTGAATCATTAAGAAGTAAGTTCAAGAGATGTATTGCTAAACCATATGGAGATGATGCTGCATTGATTAGTTACTTAAACGAAACAGATAGTAATAAATGGCCTGATGGTACAGGTGCTACTTACGAAACCGTTAGAAAGGAGAGTTTAATGGTACATTTCCCTAAATACTATCACAAAACTATAGAAAGAAGCCCAGGTATTTGGAGAACATACATATCAGAACAACAAATTGATAATGACTACATTGAGGAACCAGAACTATTATTAGGTGCATTTGAAGGAATAATTTCAGACGATAATGGAGGAGCATTGACTAGTAGTGGGTCTTCTATATCAACAGCATCTAAAACTATAGCACAGTTCGTTGCAGCAGCAAAGGTAAATGGTTCAATGTATGGTATTGGTGATTATAGGTCTCATGCTACTATAGCTAGAATGTTTTGTGCTTACTATAAGACTACTAATATTAGTACAAGCAATAGTGCTATTCCTTGTTCAGGAGGTACTAAGAGATATAACTACGGTTGGACTAGTGGAACAAAGGCTTTAGGTAATAGAGATGGGAAAGCAGCTGTAAATAATGATGCTGGGTATTACTCAACCAACTTCCTAGGACTTGAAGACTGCTATTACAGTAAGTGGGAGTTTGTACAAGGAATAAACATTTTAAAAGGTAAATACGTTGTATATGACGGAGGTTCATTCCCAGATAAGGATGTAGCAGAGCTTGAAGCAGCAGGTGCTACTAATATCAGAGTTGTAGGATATGAACCTAATCCAGCTGCAACAGAAGCATATAATGGATGGATTAAAACCATAGCTCAAGGTAAATATGGTGATATAGTTCCTACAGCACATGGTGGATCTGAAACCACTTACTATTCCGACTATAGTTGGTTTAATCCAACAGGAAATAGAATCTTTCTACGGTCGGGTGGTTCGGGTAATGGTTCTCGGTGCGGGGTCTTCGTGGCTTATGCTGGTGATGCGTCCTCGAGGTCGTGGGCGGATTTCGGTGCAAGATTAGCCTTTTACGGTAAGATCGTTGTAGTTGATTCAGATACATTTAAGAAAATGCAGGCATAGTCCTGAGTAATATAGATAATTAAATATTAATAACAAGGGCGGGATCTAAAAGAATTACTATGAGATGACTTTATAGTAAGACTGCTGTCACATTATTTCATACTTGAAAAAACAGTCAGGTAATTCAGATAATGGTTCTCAATGCAGAGTCTTCATAGCTAATGCTAATAATGCATCCTCGAATTCATAGACGAATATCAGTGAAATTTTGGAACTAACAGATACTTTCAGATACTTTCAAAAATGTTTGTTGAACTTAGATCAGCCTTACCTCTAGGTAAAAGATAACAGGTGCTTTGAAGAGACCCTAGTAATATTGGGCGAACGGGTCTTACCACCAAAATAGCTTATGAAAAGAATAGGCAATTTATTTAACAGGATAATATCATATGAAAATCTGGTCCGGGCCGAGAAAAAGGCAAGATTAGGTAAAACTAAAAGATACGGCGTTAAGAAATTTGACAGGAATCCACATGAAAATCTGGTCCGGTTACAAAAGGCATTAATAGAAGATACGTATCGTACTTCGGAATATTGCGTATACACAATCATCGCCGATCGTGGTAATAAAGAAAGAGAAATATACAGGCTACCGTATTATCCAGACAGAATAGTCCATCATGCTATAATGAATGTTATAGAACCTTACCTTGTTAGTAGATTTACTGCAGATATCTTTAACTGTTTAAAAGGAAGAGGTATCCATTATGGAGTAAAGAGATTGAAAAGAGATTTAAAAGCTGATAAAGAAGGCACAAAATATTGTTTAAAATTAGATATTAAAAAGTTCTTTCCTTCTGTAGATCAAGATGTGTTATATTCACAATTTGAAAAGGTATTTAAGGATAAGAAACTATTAAGATTATTACATCATGTAGTTTATTCTACACCAAAAGGTTTACCGATTGGAAATTACATATCTCAATTTGCAGCAAATTTGAATTTGACTTGGTTCGATAGGTGGATTAAACAAGTATTAAAAATAAAATATTATTACAGGTATTGTGGTGATATTGTTATATTACACCCAGATAAAGATTACTTAAGATATTGCTTACAAGAGATTGAAAAATATCTAGCTGATAACTTGAAATTAAAAATAAAACGTAATTGGCAGATATTTCCTGTAGAAGTAAGAGGTATAGATTTTATTGGTTATGTATTTTACCACGGTCATACTTTACTCAGGAAAGATATCAAAAAGAAGTTTATTCATAAATTAAGTTATAAAAGTAATAATAAGAGGCTAGCATCACTAGCAGCTTATTGGGGATGGTGTAAATATGGAAACTGTCATAATTTATGGTATCGCTTTACGAGATCTTATAATTTTAAAGATTATAGACAAAAATTATTAAGTGATGATGGAATTAAAAAAAGTACAGGGTGATAATATACCTAAAGTAATAGAATACCTAGGAATGAATGAATGGGCAGTTAGATGGGATATTGAAGAAGTTAATTCTGAAGATATACATGGTTATGCCTATTATGAATTAAAATTCGATGCAGAACCAACTTATGAGTCTTTCGTAAGTAAGGTTATCAGAACTAGATATAGTGCAGATGAGGAAGCAGCATTAAAATCTAATATGGTTGAACAATTCATGAATGGAGAAATAATGCGTAGTCGTTTTGAAGAATGGCAAGCATTTCAAAATTGTAGAGACAATGCCAAATCTGTTGGTAGACAAATATTTAATATCTAATTATGGTAATTAAAGTAAAAAATAATGGGGAATGGGTTAAGATACCATACCTGAGCTCGGATAACAATCCAATAATTCCAGAAGCTCCATTAGATGGTAAGCAATATGCTAGACAAAGTGGTGAGTGGACAGTAGTCAATATACCAGAAGTAGATTTTACTGAAATAAATCAAAAGATATCTCAAAATACTGCTGCTATTGCTTCTAATACTACAGCTATCCAAAGTAAAGTAGATAAGGTGGATGGGTTTGGGCTTAGTTCTAATGATTTTACATCTCAAGAGAAAACCAAATTAGCCGGTTTAAGTAATTACACATTACCTACAGCTTCAGACACAATTAAAGGTGGTATTAAAGTTGGTTCAGGTTTAACTATGAATGGTGAAGTACTTAGTGCAACTGGTGGTGGTATGGCAGACTCAGTTGAATGGGATAATGTATTAAGTAAACCTGAATTTGCTACAGTTGCTACAAGTGGTGCATATAATGACTTAACTGGCAAACCAAGTCTAGCTAAAGTAGCCACTTCTGGTAGTTATGCAGACCTTAGTAATAAACCAACTATACCTACTGTGGATGTAACAAAGTCTTATGTAGATACACAATTAGCTACTAAAGCTAATGCAAGTAATGTGTATACAAAAGCTGAAGTAGATAGTAAAGTTAGTAGTGTTTATAGAGTAAAAGGATCTGTTGCTAGTTACGCTAAATTACCTACTGTGGATGTAACAATAGGCGATGTTTATAATGTTAATGATACTGGTGCAAACTATGTAGCTACATCTACCACGCCAACATGGGATAAACTTAGTGAAACTGTAGATTTATCTGGTTATGCAACTACTGCCGCAATGAACTCAGCATTAGGTAACAAAGTAGATAAAGTATCAGGGAAAGTCCTTAGTACAAATGATTATACTACAGCTGAAAAAAATAAGTTAGCTGGTATTGCAGCTAGTGCAAATAATTACAGTTTGCCTGCAGCTACCTCATCTGTGTTAGGAGGTGTTAAAACTAGTACTGGTATTACTAACTCATCTGGTACGATTAGTGTAACATATGGTACTGCAGCTGGAACTGCTTGTCAAGGAAATGACTCAAGACTAAGTAACTCTCGTCCAGCATCCGATGTTAGTGCTTGGGCTAAAGCTAGTACAAAACCAACTTATACTTGGACTGAAATTACAAGTAAACCTAGTTGGATTGGATCATCTAAACCTATCTATACTGCATCTGAAGTTGGAGCATTAGCAAGTGGAGGTACTGCAGTAAATGCATCAAAAGTTGCTAATTCGTTTATATTTAAAGTAGCAGGAGGAAGTACAGAAGGTACAAATTTGTATACCTTTAATGGATCTGCAGCTAAAACAATTAATGTAGTAGCTGGTAGTAATGTAACCCTTACTCCTACTTCAGGACAATTAAGTATATCTGCTAAAGATACTACGTATAGTGTTGCAACTACATCTGCTAACGGTTTAATGAGTTCTGCAATGGTAACTAAATTAAATGGTATAGCTACTAATGCCAATAATTATTCATTACCAACAGCAACTAGTTCTGTATTAGGTGGAGTAAAGACTGGAAGCAACATTACAAATTCTTCTGGAACTATTTCTTTAAGTAGTAGTAATGTAACTAGTGCATTAGGTTATACTCCTGTTAAAAATGAGTCTGGTGTGGCTAGTATTAGAGTTATGACTCAGTCTGCCTATGATTCGTTATCATCAAAATCAGCAACAACATTATATATAATTACAGGTTAATATGATAAAGTTAGGAAGTACAGATATAACAAATGTAATGTTAGGAACAACTAAGGTTGATGCAATATTTCTTGGTAATACTAAAGTGTATCCAAGTCTACCTGTAGTAGAAGGAGTATATGTATATCACGTAGACAAGAAATTTTATACTTTTCTTGAATTTCAAAAACTATCCAACACTAATATATCACAAGTTCTTGGGTTTGCTATCGTGGATAGCAACGGTTCGTTTTTACTACCACCTAGACCAAACCTAACTAATGGTTATAGGTGGTGTCCTGAGAATTTTGATACTTTTATAGTACCAGATGTTGGAATTGGGGTTGATGATCTTAATGGTAGACAAAATACAGAAACATTACATAATACTTTTTATAATGCCGCTGGATCGAATGAGTATGCTGCTGGATATGCATATAGGTTTACTCCTGTACCGATTGGTACTAATTGGTATTTACCATCAATTGGTGAACTTATTATAATTCACATGTATATGTCAGAATTGAATGATTGGATATTTGATACATTTGGCTTTTCTTATTTTGGTTATAAAGCTCTTTGGTCTTCCACACAACAAGATGCTACTACAGCTTGGCAATTAGATATTTCTGGTGGTGCATACAACACAACAGCAAAGAGAACCCTCAACGCAGCACTCCCAGTAATTAAATTAGGTTAACAATAACCGCTATTACTTAGGATAGTGTCAATTTGTAAATAAAGAACTTTTAAACCTTATTGACGTTTACTAAATAAACTGTCAAAAGATATCAGAACGCTAGCTAATCTTGTATTGGTTAGCGTTTTGTTTTTCAATCATCCTCTTTCAAATTGTTGTAATGTTACAAAGACTAAATAATATTATATTAACGGCTCAAAGTGTAGCTACAGTGAATTACTTTAAAGAATTAGTTAATGACGGACCGATTAAATTTGTTGCCTGTTTACTATCTGGTGCAATGGGTTGGTTATCTACATTCTTTGCTCCAATATGGACAGTAATAGTTGTAGTGTGTGTATTTATACTTATAGATGCAATTCTTGGCACCAAAGTATCAATTACTCATGGTGGTAAGTTTGAATCTAGAAGATTGTGGTCTACTTTAAAGAAATTCGGAAACTGTGCAATGATAATTTCTTGTTGCCATCTCATGGACACAGAAATATTAAAATCAATAGACATGCATTTGGTAGAAGCGTTTTCAGGAATTGTCTGTGGAGTTGAGTTGTGGTCAATGATCGAAAATCTCCAAGCAATTGATCCTACTGGACCATGGAAGATCTTCAGTAAGTTCATACGTAGCAAAGGAGAAAAGTATTTAGACATTACAATAGAAAAAGATGATTTACCAAAAATAAAGAAATTAGTAAAGAAAATAAAATGATATTTTCCAAAGTAAAATTAGCAATTGCTGTTATTTTTAGTTTACTATTGTTTAATAATGTCAGACTTGCTAAGAAAGTAAATGACTTAGATAAACAAGTAGGGATTGCAATGAATAATGCTCAAGTATGGGCAGATATTGCAAATCAAAATAGAAATGAAGCAAGGTTATTGGAATTGACAGTAAATGATTTTAAAAATTCTAATGACAGTCTAATAAAGGTCGCCAGGGATCAACAGAAGAAGCTAAATATCAAAGATAAGCAACTACGTCAAGTAGCATCCACTGAGACCGTAATTAGAGATACCACAGTAAGAATAATCCCTTCAAAAGAAAAGGATTTCTGTGTAGAGCTAAAACCAAATCAATTGACAACCATCACGGTGGCTAGAAAAGATAGCGTGTTCACACATACTATGGAAATACTAAATCATCAAGATTTATTTGTATACGAAGATAAAGTCTATAGAAGACGTTATAAGAATTGGTTTCAAAGATTAATTCACTTCGATTTTAAAAAAGATAAAATCAGTAAATATCAAATTATAAACTCTAATGATTTAATTCAAGTATTAGATACTAGAGTAATACATATATCAGAATAATTGCAATACATTTCAATTTAGTGTTAATCAATAAATAAATTGAAACTATGCATTTGAACAAATTATTAGAACAAATTAAACGCCATCAATCCCCTACAGAAGCTATAGATAAGTTGGCAACAGCTTTAGAGAAGCATGAAGGTAGCCTGTTGGAGAAAGGCTTCACTATTTTAAAGTCAGAATTGGCTGCAAATATGTATGAAGCTATTAATGGCCCTCATTTTGATGAGGAACATGCTCGCTATGCTGTAGAGGGTATGGAAAATGAGGATGGTACAAAAGGTCCTCACTGGACGGTTGAAGAGACAACGTCCGTTGCCAATCAAATGGGCATAAACTTAAAATCAGAGAAACATAATAAGTGGGACTGGTTTGTTGCTATGAATATGATATATTCAGACTTTTATAAAGCAGTAGTAGCAATGACTGGTAGCGCAAATACCAAATATTTCGCAGAATTAGCTAAAGCTTGGCTTTGTGACAAAGACATTTCAGAAGGCAAGATGTGGCACTACTATGTGTACATTATGTGTGACGACGAAGAAAACGATTATAAAGCATACGAACGTATGCACAGAGATCGTGAAGAAGAATATGGTCGTTATGCAAGACGTTCTGGTAGAATGGAATATGCAAATAAAGAAAGCGATTACCGATATCCTTACTCTAAATATTATGACGAGTATGAAAGACCTGGTCGTAATAGATATTATGAACTAGAGTATGAATATGGGGATCGTGAAAAAGAAATGCGTGACCGTGATAAAGAATCCAGAGATAGACGTAACACATCTGTTAGATATTTCTAATTATCAAATTATATATAAATCAATTAAATTATAAATCATTATGTTAGAAAACGAAAGAATTATTGTACAAGACCGTGGTGGTATTGATGCTGGTATCGCTGCGTTAATGCAGAATGCTAATAAAGGTTTTGACCCCGCTGCTTTAATGGCCATGATGAACAATGGTAATGGCATGTTCGGTGGTAACGGTGGTTGGTGGTGGATCTTCATCATCGTGCTCTTCTGGATGTGGGGCGGATGGGGTGGAAATGGCTTCGGTCGTGGAAACCAAGCAGAAACAAATTCGGATTTCGCTCGTTTAGCTGCTATGGGTAATCAAAACAACAATACAGACTTATTGATGCAAGCAATCAATGGTAATAAAGATGCAATCAATACATTATCTACTAATCTGAACTGCGACGTTAAGTCAATTGACAACGCTTTGTGTTCTATCCAGAATGCAATTGGTAAAGTTGGCGGTGAAGTAGGTTTCTCTGCAGAAAGAGTAATTAATGCAGTTAACGCAGGTGACTGCAATGTTATCAAAGCTATTAGTGACTGTTGCTGCACAACTCAACGTTCAATTGATTCAGTTAATTTGAATCTGACTCAGATGAATGCTGATAACAGATTGTCTATCTGTCAGCAAACTAATACTTTGCAGAACGCTATTACTTCAGGTTTCAATACCTTGTCTAGTGAAAATGCTACAAGATTCAACATTCTTGGTGCTAAGATAGATGCTCAGACTCAAATGATAAATGACAAGTTCTGTCAATTAGAGATGAGAGAAATGCAGAATAAGATCGACACATTACGTGACGAAAAGAATGCATTGCAATCTTCTGCATTGCTACAACAACAGACTTCTAATATCGTTAGTCAAATTAGACCTTGTCCGGTTCCTGCTTACTTAACATGTAATCCTTATGGATGCAATGGTGGGTTGAATGGATACGGTTATGGTTATCCTTATGGATACGGCGATAGCTGTTGCGCTTAATAAGAAAGGAGGCGATTATGTATCCTTTCGTATTTAATCCATTTGGTAGAAATAACACCGTAAATATTTTAGATCTAGTAATACCTAAAGTAAAAACTATAGCAATAGGTGAATCCACTGAAAATGTAGTATTAGGTATCTGCCCTAAAGTATGGTGTAGATTACCCAAAGAAGGTGTAATTGTTTTGGAAGTTAGACACACAGCAGAAGCTTCAGGAGCTAGTCTACCTGTATTTATCTCGGTTTCTGGTTCTGTAAGTACTGCTTCAAATACTCGCAATATACCTTTAGTAAATGCTTCAAGTGAGCCAATTACTGGTTCACAAGTTAGTGCTGGGAACAGATACATCGCATATTTTAATAAATGTGACAATGTAATACAGTTGATGAATTATACTCCTGCACCAGCTGCCTAAATATTAATCAAGATATATGGGCAGCTATGAGAGTTGCCCATATTCTTTAAATTTATAAAGATATGACATTCTCTCAGTTAACGTCGGGTACCAGAATACACGTACTCGAGATAACAGGTACTTTTAAAAAGAACACAACGTACAGTTTAGGAACGGTAGTCAGTGTATCAAAACCCTATGACGAACCAGTGCCACCGACACAATTTCCGATGCCTATGCAAAATAGACGTAAGCTCGTGGATCTAGTGATTTCGTGTGATGGTGAACAAAGAAAACTGTCAGTATCTGAAGATAAAACAATGATGACCGATTCATCCATCGGTCTTACTATAGCCACAGAAAAATCACAAATTGTTAACATGGTTAGACAGTCTCTTGATGATTGTAGAATTAAGAAAGAGAGCCTGAGTAAGATTGATGAGGAGATGAGGAGATGTGAAGACATCTTAAAAATACTTAATGTAAATTCGGACATAACAACCAATGTGACAAAAGATTTCAAAGAACTTGATGACTTAAAAGCTGAAGTGAAAGAGCTTAAACAACTTTTACAAAATGTATCTGCTGTTCGTCCGGAAGTAATAAAAAATACTCCACCCAATTCTGCTGAAGATAAAAAGGTAGAACCAGAGGGAGAAATAAAAAAAGAAATCTAAAAACACAAAGGTTGGCTATTTAGTCAACCTTTTTTATTTTAAATAATATGAGCACATTATACAATAACAAATATGATATCCTAGCTAGTACAATCCAACCTAATCCTGCTTCTGTTAAATATTGGGCAGATTTATCATCTAACCCAAATGGTGGTGATTTGAAATATTTTAATGGTAATACATGGGTGCTGGTTAATAACAAAGCCACTGAAGACATCAGTACGTTAAAACAAGATGTTGAAGATTTAAAAACTAATAAAGTTGACAAAGTAGAAGATAAACAGTTATCGACTGAAGACTATACTACTGCAGAAAAAAACAAGTTAAAAGGATTGTCTAATTACAATGATGCCGAAGTAAGAGAATTAATCTCAGCTTTAGCTCTTAGAGTGGGAACATTAGAAACTGACTATGAAGCATTAGAAGCTAGAGTTGCTGCATTAGAAACACCAGCTGCATAATGGAATTAAAATTAAATAGAATCTTTCTAAGTAGCTCTGCAACTATTGGAGAACTGTGGGCAAACAATACACATTTGTGTGATACTCTTGAAGATAGAGTAAGACCAGAAGGAGAAAAGATTTATGGTAAAACTGCAATACCTGAAGGTACATACGAAATGGTATTATCGTATTCACCAAGGTTTAAGAAAATATTGCCGGAAATCCTTAACGTACCTAATTTCACTGGCATACGCATTCATTGTGGCAATTCGTCTGCCGACAGTTCTGGATGTGTACTTGTAGGTACTTGGGATGGTGAGAAAGAAGATTGGGTAGGTAATTCTAGAATAGCTTTTAATGAACTTATGTCCTTACTCCAGAAAGCTGCAGACAACAAAGAAAAGATAACAATAACAATTAATAACTCGTGGAAATGACATTTAATTCACTAAATGCAATTATAGACGATATTTACAACATTCTGAGAGACAATAATGTGTCAGAAAGTGAAAATCTAAGTCGTATACAGGTAGAACAATGGATTCATCAATACAGAGCTTATCTAATCAAACAAGATTTGGATAAAGGCAGAGACATAAATGAATCGTATGTTCAAACAATAGGACCATTGCACATTTCTAAAGTACGCAATTGCCCTACAGATGGATACAATTATAAATCTGACGAGGAATTACCAAAGTTTATAGATTTACATTTTGGATCTGGATTAATTTGTGTAAAAGATTTAGATGGTAATTTGATTCAAGTTGGAACTGAAACCAAAGCAAAGTATCAAATTAATAGAAAATATACATGCAATGATTATATTGCATATCTTAAAGGAAATCATTTGTACATAATGGGACCAGAACATCTAGAGTATGTAAAAATAGATGGGATTCTAGAAGATCCAACGTCAATTGGTGAATGTTTTGATAGGGATGATACACCATATCCTGTTCCTGCAAATATGATACCTACGATTAAAGATATGATCTTTAGTAAAGAATTAAATTTGATGTTACAAATGCCAAATGATACTACTAACAATAGTACAAATGATGTAAAAGTTCAATAATGGAGACGAAAGCTTATACAGGACACAATTTTTATGATTCATACTTAGAATATGTAGAAGATAATCCACTATATCAAGTTGAATACAGAGTGTTTAGAGATATAATAAATGATTACTTTAAATACCTTAGAGATGAATTAATAGAAAATGGAAAAGAGGTTAAATTACCATGTAGAATGGGGACCATTCAAATAGTAAAACACAAACCCAAAGAGTATACTGGAAAGAGTCTTCGAATTGATTATGCTGAGAGCAAGAAAGCCGGTAAAGTTATTTATCATTTAAATGAACATTCTAACTTCTATAAATATAGAATATATTGGAATAAACAGAATATGATAACACCAAATAAAACCAAATATCAATTGGTGATGACAAGGGATAATAAAAGGCATCTTGCTCAGATTATCAAAAATCATATTAGAGATTATAGAGAATTATGATTACAAAATTAACTTCAATTAAAACGGTAATTGCTAAGATAATTGCTGATCTAGATTTGAAAGAAGACGACATCCGTATATCAGATGTACGAAGTTGGTGTGGAGAAGCAATTGAAAAGATTGGCGCTGTTACACAATTTATTCCAAAAGTATCTGGTCAAGATGGTACTCCAATTACTAAATTGTGTGGGTATCAAGCATCATTACCATGTGATCTTCATCAATTGCATCAAGTTGCATACTCTTTTAATTGTGATGGACCTTGGTTTCCTATGAGGAAAGCTACAGGTTCATTTGCTGTTTGGGGACATGGCAAATGCTGTTGCAACTGTGACTGTTATGATGAACTTGGGCACAAAAAGGAATGTAGACACAGCAATTGTTGTGAACATTGCGATCCAAATATGATTGTACAAGAAGATACAATGGTAAATTTAGTAGTAGATATGATTGGTAACATTGATAAAACAGAGGCTTTAGAATTGTTAAATACCAATCAAAATTTACGTACAATTATTTCGAATCTTATAAATGAACGAACATACAATGATGGATTTAATACTGCAAATCCTAGTGGAGGGCTACAATATAGTATTAAACCTGGATTTATAATGTGTAATGTTCCATCAGGTTACTTAAAACTATCCTATAGTGCAATACCTACTGATGAAGATGGATATACTTTAATACCAGATTTAACTTCTTATACTGAAGCTATATACTGGTATGTTACAATGAAACTGAAATACCCTGAGTATTTGAATGGTAAATTAAATAGAGAAGTATACTATGATATTAAAAGATCTTGGAATTTTTATAGAAACCAAGCATATGCTGAAGCATTAATGCCAAATGAAGATGGCATGGAGTCTATTAAAAATAACTGGAATAAAATTGTTCCAGAATTTAGAGATCATAATACTTTTTATTCACATACTGGGGAAAGACAAATAATTTATAACGCAAATGAACGCTACTAGACAAACAAATACATTTGCTGGTGGGCTTAACATGGATGTAGACTATTCTGTGTTAAAAGACAACCAGTACATATATGCAGAGAACATTCGGATATTAACGAATGAAGGATCTTCTTTTGCAGCAATGCAGAATATAGAAGGGTTCTTAGCGTGTAGACCTTCTTCAAATTTGTCTGGTGAAACTATTATACACGTTACCACAGTAAGAGACTGGGCGATTGTTTTTACTAAGGTTAATGGTACAAATAACAATAATGTCTATAGAATTGATTTTTCTAGATCCCAAGAGGAACCAATTGTAACAAAAGTAGTAACTAATAGACCTTTAGATATAGAAGTATCATCTAGTAACGTAGCTGCAATTAGCAGTGTATGTAGATGGGAAGCAAGCAACAATGTAAAGGTGTATTGGGCAGATGGGCATGCTCAAATTAAAGTAATCAACGTAGATGATGATCACATATCTAGTAATTCATCTATTACTTCGGATACTATAGTAATGCTACCAAAGGCTACATTACCTCCATTTGAATTTAATGGATTTGGAACAGGTAGTTTAGAATCTGGAATGATACAGTACTGTTATCAATTGTTTAAAGTAAGAGGTACAGAGTCTGCGATATCTCCACTTACTCCTCTTTATCATTTGAGTGATGGAGACCAAAAAACTAATTACAATGCTGTAAAAGGAAGTTCTAAAGGACAAAATACTGGTAAGTCCATAAAGTTACAAGTAAGAAACAATAGCACTGGATTTGATAGGGTTAGAATAATCTCTTTATTCTACAAGGCAAAGAATGAGGTACCTGTAATATCTATAGTAGATGATATAGTTATTGGCACTGGTTCTGTAATAAACTATGAAGATAAAGGTGGTAGTTTAGTATCAGAATTAAGTATTGATGAATTTAATTCATTAGCTAATTATACATTTATACCTGAAGTAATAGAATCTAAAGATAATAGGCTATTTGCTGCCAATCTTACTGAGGAAACATGGGATGTAGAATATGATGCTAGAGCATTTAGAGCTAATTCTTCTGGCAATGTATTATTGTTATCTAACTCTGGCTCTTCATTAAACTTTGCTTTATCCGCATTAACTACTACAAATATACCTAAAGATCATGATTGTATATGCCCATTTAATGTTGATGGTAGTGCATACAAGTATACTACTTCTCCAACAGGAGGATATATACAAGGTGGAAAAGGCAAGAATGTGTCATATAGGTTTATTACTACAGATTTACTAGAAGATGCATCTACTACATCTAGAGGAATGATAAACGAAGAATTTACATTCAATGCTTCTTCAAGATCACTTACTAGTTTAGGTATTAACTATGAAGGTAATGATAAATCAAATACAATAAGTTTATCATCTGGTAACAAAATACCAAACTATTCTAATGCCGAAATAGAGTCCAAAGTAAAAGGATATATGAGGGATGAGATTTATAGATTTGGTATAGTATTGTATAATAAGCAAGGTTTGGCATCACCGGTACATTGGATAGGTGATATAAGAATGCCATCTAATAAAGATTCTGGTTATAAGTTTTTTACTTCCAATGAGGCTAGTGATTATGGATCTAATTTATCAGTTGTTACTAAACCACTTGGTATTGAGTTTGAAGTAAATAATTTACCATCAGATGTAGTAAGATATGAGATAGTTAGATGTGAAAGAACATTGTCTGATAGAACTATATTAGCTCAAGGTGTAGTAAGTTGTATTACAAATTATGACAGAGATTCCAATATCTTAACACCATTCCCATATCTAGCTTATTCAAATAAGCATGGTTACTATGCAAAGACTCATAACGATGGAGATTTTCAATATACTTTTAACTTATCAGATACGCAATCTAACAATTATTTCATGTTCGTGTCTCCAGAGATAGCTATTAACAGAGAAAATGCAGATGCGTTAATTGATAAGTTTCAAACAGTTGAAAAGGTAGGGGTTATGACGTCTCCTATTACTGCAGATGGTGACTGGGGTATTGTAGATGGTTCTCTAAAAGTATTAGCAAATGCTAGATCTATAAAGTATGATGGTTCCACAATAAAACCAACTAAATCATTAGGAGGTCAATCTAGTAATGGTTATGTGTCTAGTGGAGCAATAGTAATAAACAATGATGATTTTTATTCAGCATTGCTTGCTAAATACTATGGTTTATATGTTGAAAATGGTGTTCAATCTGCTGCGATAGAAAGTGCAAAATATGCAGGACCCAGTAGTCCTTGGTTAACAAATGGTGATCAACCTTGGTATAATGCTGAAGCAATTACTATTGGTGATAAAGTATATTATAACTGGGTGTGGGATAATATTAGAACTGCAGGAGACAGTGAAGTAGATAAGACTGACGCAAATAATGTTAGAAAATACGGTCCTCATGGAATATGTGCCATATTTAAGAGTGATAACATGGTTGCTAATATACCATTAGCTGTAAGTACTTCTAGTTACAGATATGTCAATGCAGTTGTTTTGTGTAATATAAAGCAAAGCGTAAATGCATATGGCGGTAATTCATACTCTGCTATACAGAATTCTGTATATATTACTACTGGTGCTAGCGCTGAATCTAGTGTTTCCACAGTGTTGTGTTATGGTGGTGATACATATCTAAACATATTTGATTATAATAACTGTATGTTTAGTTATAATACAGACGATTATTATAACAATAAAGCAAATAGATTGTTCTTAGGGGCTTTCATACCATGCGAGTCAAGTGTTAATCTAGCATTAACACATGCTGATTCATCTATAAATAGAACTTATCAAGCTGGTGATGGGTATGCTAACCACTTTGTAGAAGACGATATAATTACTGTTGGTGATTTATATACTCAGAACACTCCATCATATGCATACAATGATGCTTACTCTGCTCAACCTAATGCAAAGAAATTTGTAGCTAAATCTATCTATAATATAGATAATCTATTAACAGACACTCGTATCATATCTTCAGAACTGAAAACAAATAATGAAGTTACTGATTCGTGGACAAAATTTAAAGTAGCTAATTATCTTGATGTAGATACTAGATTTGGACCAATTAATGATATGAAGTTATTTAAAAACAATTTAGTATTCTGGCAAACAGACGCTTTTGGCACAGTTGCAGTAAATGAACGTTCTATTATAACTGATAATAACCCAGGTGCTCTTACTCTAGGTACTGGTGGTATACTAGACAGATATGACTACTTTACTACAATGAATGGTGAAAGTCCAAACCAGTTGAGAGCAAATACTCAATCAGATAGTACCGTATACTGGTATGATAGTAAACGTAATGAGATATGTGGGTTTAATGGTCAATTACAAACAGTATCTAAATTAAAAGGAGTTCAATCTTATTTGAATAAGAATAAAGACTTGTTTAAAAAAGATCCTATTGCAGTTTATGATAAGAAATACAATGAAGTTCTGTTTACTCTGGGAGATAAAACTTTAGCTTTTAATGAGCAATTAGGAGTATTCACTTCATTTTATAATTACAACCCAGACTATTACGCAGAATTTAGTGATAAACTATACTTGTTCAAATCATTAAAATTGTTTAAGTACAATAGTGGAGATCAAGCAAATCTAGATTCTGACAAAGCAAAAGTGGCTGAAATAGAATTTGTAGTAAATAAAGATTATCCACAAACTAAGACATTTGACAATGTTGAATATAGTGGTGATTTTACTACGGATACTAACTTTGATTTGATATTATTTACTACAAAAAGACAAACTAGTGAGACATTAACTAGTGCAGATATTGATTATAGAGAGGATACTTATAAATTTGCAATTCCTCGTAATTCTTTGAAGCTTAATGAAGTAGAACAACTGGCTAATAAATCATATAAGGATAGAATGAAAGGAAAATATCTCATCTGTAGTTACAAGTATGATTGCAATGGTGGTAATAAATTTAAAGTGCCATACATTAGTACAGCTTATAGATACTCAATGATATAATATGAAAAAGAAAAATAACAAAAATACTATACCAGCATATGCGTTTGGCATGGATCAGTTGTCAAACTACCTTGGTGGAGCTAATGTATTTGGCTCTGCCATTTCTGGTTTATCAGAAGAAGGTTCAACAGGTGATATTGCAGGTAGTACTATTGGCAGTGCAGCTTCGTTAGCCGGTGCTGGTCTCACTGTAGGTGGTCCTATTGGCGCCGCTGTTGGTGGTGGATTAGGATTGGTAAGTGGACTTATTGGTTCAATTAAACGCAAGAAACAAATGCAAGCGTTAAGACGCAGAAAAGAAACTCTCAATAAAACTAAAATAGGTATGAATGCCGCAGCTGAAACTGAAGGAGAATATTGGGATGATAATGATCTTGCATATACATTTGAGAATGGTGGAATACTCCCAGACTTAGCTTACTTGGACAACAATGAAGTGGTCAGAGATGACTCTGGTAATATTGTTCAAGTTCCAAACACACAACCTGGCACAGATAATCATCTAGTGGATGCATCTACTTTAGAATCTGTATTATCTGACAAGATTAAAAGACCAGGTACAAATCGTACATTTGCTAAGGAAGGACAAATATTATCTAAAATGACAAAACCTAGCAAAGGCAAAGATATATTTGCTGAAAATACAAACAGATTAAATAAAATAAATGCTAACAAAGCTTATAATAAATTGTTAGCAGAACAAGAAGCCGTTAAAGCTGCAAAGGGTGTTAAACCCAAAGTAAAAGGAATACCTGCATATGCAGATGGTAAAGGTAAAACTGTAGACGATGTTAGAAGTAAGATGAATGCAGATACATACGCTGCATATTCTGATTTCTTCGATGAACTCGGTACAGGATTAAATAAATTTGGTGAAGCATTGGGGTATTTTCCAAAACGCATATTTGGTCCTCTTATAAATAACAAGGGTATAACTGACGCTGTAAAATCTGCAAGAGATACAAAGCCTTCTGTCACTTCTACCAATTACACTGGTGACTCCAACGTTGGTAAAGTATTTAACAGAAGTACATCTATGAATCCTTTATCAATTGGCTCTCCTACTACTGGTGCTTGGTTTTCATATCCAACACAAATGATAGATGCAATCACATATGCAAACGATGAACCAATCGCTGTTGATATACCTCTTTTACCGATTGAATCTGAACCAACTTTAACAAACACGTATACAAATGCATCAAATAAACAAGTTACAAAAACCCCTAGTACTACTGGTTCTGTAACCACCAAACAGACAACCAAACCTAACATTACTAAAACTACTACTCAAAGATTATCTGAACCAACAATACCACTAGTAAACACTAGTATGGCAATAGATTGGGAGGATATTGTTACTCCAGTAAATATACCAACATCTGCAGATGAAGCTACTAAGAAACGTGCACTTGGTAAACCAAAAAGTGGGTATTCACCAGATTGGTTATCGTTGGCTCCTACAGTGTATAATACTTTACAATCATTAAGAGGACCAGAAGAAGAACCATTAGTATTAAATCCATATGCTGGTGCAGTTAGAAGTACAATGGCTAGACGTAGAATGAATATTGAACCTGCAAGATTAGCTAACAGTAGATCAAGGGCCATTTCAAATTATAACTTAGCAAATATTAATGCTAATACTGGTGCTAATTTAGCAGCAAGAACTCAAGCTGCTGTTGATGAGTATGCTTCTAATGCAAACATGTACGCCACTAAACAAAATGCTGACAATGCTTACTTAGGAGAATACACAAATACTCTTAATAATTTAGGACAACAATTTGTACAAAGTGAAAATATGTACAACGATCTTAATGCTAGAAACAGAGCTGCTGCTAGAAACTTTGGAGCAACTGCAACTAGTCAACTTGGTAAATGGTCTCAAGTAAATAGACAAATGCAAAATCAATACAATAGGGATCAAATGACACTACCATTCTTAGCTGATTTCTTAAGTCAAGGATTTACTAAAGAACAAGTGGATAATTTATTAACAAGAACTAGAAATAGAGTTTAATATGGTAAATAGATATGATAATCCTGCACAAGCAGAGTTCATAAATACATACGTTCCAATTCCATTTGAACAATTGTATACACTTGGGAAGCAGGCAAAAGAAAACGTAGATCAAGCATTAAAAGATTATTCAACAGCTTTGGATAAATGGGCTGAATTTCAATCTCCATCCGCTGCTGACACAAAAGCATACTATGATGAAACTTATGGTAGAGCTTTGCCTGTGGCTGAAGAACTGTCTAAAAACTTAGACATGATAAAAACTGCAGAAGGTAGATCTAAGATATATTCAGCAATAAACAATGTAGACAGAGCTAAATTAAGTATGCTTCGTCAAAGTGCTGAAGGTTTAAGAGAGAGACAAAAAGTAAATCAACGTCTAATGCTAGAAGGTAAATATAATCCCTTGTGGCACGATGTTGATTTTACTGGTTATAACACACTTACTTCAGGTATTTATAATGATGTATCTCCACTAGGTTATCAATCAATAAAAGATCTTACAGATAAATATGTAAATAATCTTAAAGATAGCTATTTGGGTAGATCCAATGGTTTTATTCATACTGGTGTAACTGGGGATCAAATTAAAAAAATATTGGATGAAAATAAAAGTGGTATACTATCTACTCCTGAGGCTCAAATGCATATGCAAGTGTACTTAAAACAGAACCCTGGAGCAACTGCTGAAGATGCTGCAAATGCTTTTATGGAAAGAGCATATATAGATAATCAAGAATACATTAGAAATAATATTACAGTAGACCCATATGCAATGCAAGCTTTGAAAGAACAACAAGCTTTAAGAGTTGCAGCTACACGAAAAGGAAAAAATGGTGAACAACCAACTGATTATCCAGATGCTTATACTAAATTGTATAATGACGCAGTAGTTCAAGAAAAGCGTCAAATGCAAAATAATCCAAATCTAACTAGAACAAGATCATTTATAGAAGGTCAAGCATCTATGATACAGACTTTGACAGACGCTGCTAATGCTCTAGAATTAGGTGCTATTACTCCAGAAGAATACAACACTATGTATAAGGCATACCAAGAATCTGCATCAAAGAACTACAGTAATGAAGCTATGGCAAATGCTTATGCAGAGGATGTTAGGGATATGTTTGCTAAACAATCTGATATATTCCCAGCAGTTGGAGTAAAACAAGAAAAATTACCATTGTACTATGATACTGCGTCCAGGGTGTTGAACGAACTTACTTATCCTACTTCAGGATTAGTTATGAACCGTTACAATAAAATAAAATCTTCTAAAGAAGTAGAAATTAACAGTAATGATGCTATAACTAATGGATTTACTATTCCAGATACTAATGGGTTAATATTGTCCACAGACTTTGTAAACAAAGTAATGAAGGTTCCTTCTATGAAATACACTGTTCAGGACAATTCAAGACTTAATAGAAACTTTGCAGAAGACCTAAAATCTGGAGTATTTCAAGATGTTATAAAGGTACCTAGAAACAAAATAATGGTAGGTGAATCCAATGGCCAACCACAATTATTTCAAAGGGTTAGTGTTAAGATACCTATTCAGTCTATAAGAAATGCTAACTATGATGTTGACAGTTTTAAAGAAATGGTTAATAAAACTATGGGTTTAACATCTGAAGTTGGTTTAAGTGTTAAGCCAATAAAAGGTGAAAGTGTGGAAGATGCATGGGGTCACTCTGACACCAGAGGTGGTGCAGCTCTTACTGGAGAATACTTTACATTTGATGCAATGGAACCAATTGATCCACATGGTATGACAAGAATGACTTTTGATCAAGAAGTCAATAAAGAACATGGTGGGTCTAAACTACAAAATGATTTATATGATAGTTCATATAACGAATCATATTCTTCTGATATCGAACTTTATCAAACTATGCTTAATCTGTTACAATAATATATGGAAACATCTATATTAGACAAATACAATGCTGGTTTAATTCCTTCTAAAACCAATGCTACTACTGCGGCTATACGACAAGTAAACGCCCAGCATTCCCCTTTAACAAAAATTAAAACAGGGTATGATCGTGAATTGGAACAAACTCCAATTGATGATTATGAAGAAATGTATCTATTGGACAAAGAAAATCCAGAGGAAACTCTTAAAGATAAGAGCTACTTAAAAGATGCATGGACCACTTTTATGAATAGTAGAGATCAAATCAATCTAATGTCGGAAAGAGCTAAATTAGCTAAGGATATAAATCCCGTATTAGATGATATTGATTATGAATTGAATTTTCTTAGTGATAAGCAAAAGCTTAAAAATCTTGAAAATACTATTCCTACTTTGGATGAGAATTCTGAAGAATACAAAAATGCAATATCTGAATACTTTCAACTCCAAAGAACATTAGCAGATAGACAAGAGCAATACGATAGCATCTTGTCTAAATATGGTGAAAAAGAAGGTGATAACATTGATGCGAGAATTGAATATCTAAGTAATTCTAGAAAATCGTGGGAAGAAGAAAGATCTAAAGTAAATGAAGAAATAAATAATATATACTCTAACTTACGAGAAAGATCTGAAAATTATACACCGTCTTCTGAATTTAGAATAAAGGAACAAAGAGCTCAAGATAAACCTTGGTATTCCCCAGATTATTTCTTATACGCTGGTCCAGGTTTAACAGGTTCTTCTATGGCAACTGTTTATGGTTATATCGCAGATGCTTTAGCTACCGGAGCTTTGTGGTTAGGTAGACACTATGCTACTACTGGAGCATTGAACGCTGTCCCTGGAATTGGTGCTGCATCTAATTTAATTGGGTGGGGTAGTGCAATTGCAGCTACTGCAGCTAGTGTTGCTGGTAATATATACAGTAGACATAGAGAATCTCTAGCTCAAGTATATGGTGCGTATAGATCTAGAATTGAAGATAGTTTAAAGGAACAAGGTATTGACATTAAACAATATGCTGAAATTGGTAGAAACCAGTTAAAACAACAAGACCCCAATATAGATGTTTCTAAGATCTCTGATGATGAGATAATAGATAGAGTTATATCTGGAGAGATAACCATAAACGATGCAACTCTAGTAAATGCCAAAAGATCCTTAAAAGATGGATTAGAAAGAGTTTATGATAACAACATGGCATTATCTGCTATGGATGTTGCTCAATCTGCTTTAGTATTTGCACCTCTTGGTAAAGCTATGGGCAAAATAATAACAGCTCCAATTAAAACTGCTTTAAATCCATTATTAAAAACAGGTACGAAATTAAGCGAAGCTGCAGCAAGTAAATATAACAAACTTATAGACGCTTATACTGGGTTTAATGCTAGACTTGCATACAATTCCCCAGTAAAAAATGCTAGTCTGCAAGCTGCCAAAGCACTTGGTAGATTGGGTTTTTCTGCTACTGGAGAAGCGTTTGAAGAAGCCAATCAAGATGTATTTGATTATGATTATATTTCTGGTAAGTATGATGGAAAGTCTAGCAGTATTTTTCAATCTTTAATGGGCTTAGCTGATGCAAATTACCGTACTGCAAAAATATTATCTGGAATAGATACTGAATCTGAATTAGCAAATGATCCACAATTTTGGAATGATGTAAAAGGGGGATTTGCATTAGGTTTGTACATGGGGGGACCTACGATTGCTTATCATTCTGGATTGAAAACTTACAAAGATATGACTGCCAATTCTTTTGTAAGAGACGTGGTTGCAGATCACATTGGTAAAAAAGATGCAATGATCAAAGCTATGTCATACTCTGAAATGGCAAATAAAAAGTTGAATTATCAACAAAATGTACTTGATGTACTTGAAAATTATAAGTATAATTTGCCAGAAGGTATTACTGAACAAGATTTAAATGATGAAATAGCTACTGCAAATAACATTTTCAGTTTATCTAAATCTAAAGTAAACCAAAATATTGGTAAGACTATTGGATACAATCCTGGAACTACTGAATATAATACTTTAATTGGATTGCAACACTTGGCTACAATAGATGCACAAGAAGCACTTGACAATGCCAATCAAGCACAAGAGGCAGACAATGCTTTCTATACTACTTTGGAAAATGATCAAATGTTAAATCATTATTCTCCAGAAGAGAAGCTTACTGCTGTTGCATTAACTAAGTTAAACATTCAAAAGCAAGCATTAGAACAATTAAAAACAGCACTCGAATCTAAGCCAGAAGAAAATCAACAAAAGTTTGGTATAACGAATGAGTCAAATGCTGTTGGTAAATCTATTTCAAAAGAAATACCTAATATATTAAAAGACATAGATGCTAAACTAAATCAATTATCAGAAGGTACTAGATTCAGTTCAAACTTCATAGCCACTCCAAATTTGGTTAACAAAGGTATTGATAGTTATGTCAACACAATGATTGCAAATCATGACCTTTTGGTAGCTGAGCATAAGATGAATGAAATATTCGGCAATACTTTGGAAGATGGTAAACTTATAAACTTCAACAACGCTTCTAATGAATCAAAAAAGAAGATAGGTAAAAAGATAAAAGAAAGAATTGATAATTATATAAACAATTCAGATGAATCATCAAAAATAGTAGAAGAAAATGCAAAGGATGTTGTTGAAGCAGAATCTGCAAAAGAGATGTCTAGAGAAGCAGCTAATCAAAGTGATGATCAACAACCTATTACTAATAATGAAACTCAAGTAGATAATCAAGTAGCTACTGAAGTAGAGCAAGAAAAGGCAACGTCTCCAAAAACTCCTATTATGGATGACAGGGCTACTTCTGACATTGATACTAAAATACCAGTAGTAGAGAAGGAAGTAAAAGAAGATGAAGAATTTCCTACTAAAGGATTAGAAGAGTTAAGTAAGGAGTTTGAAGAAACTTTAGCCAAAGTAAGAGAAAAAAAAGAGCCGGAAACAGAAGATGCTGAAAGCAAACCTAAATCTAAACCTCAACCAGTTGTTGAAACTCAAGAAGACGAAGAGGATGAAATAGAATTTGAGCGAGCTGATGAAAAAGCTCTGATAGATCTTGCAAATTCTGAAGCTGTTTCTGATGAGGAAGATAAGAAAGTATCTGAAACTTATGAAACTTCTAATCCTGAAGTAACTGAAGAATCTCAAGTAAAATGGGCTCGTAAGAAGATTGCTACAGAATCTAAAATGAACAAAAGAGCAGATATGGACTCTGAGACTAGAGATTTGGATGAATCTTTAGAAATTGAAGAAATGGTACAAGATAAAGTATCTCATACACTGTTCTTTAATCCTGATGCTACAACGTCCATTTATCCTGGTACCAAGCCAGGCAAGGAATTAGCAGAGAGAATAAAAGATCCAAACTTTTTTAATGATAGTTTCTGTGAGTTTGTTATAAATAAAGATTATACAGAAAAGGGGCATAAACCATATAAAGAAAATGATCCTAGTACATATGACTCTGCATCTATAATAATGTTGGTACACCACAGTACTGGTGATTATGCTATGGCTTTGAAAACTCCTTCTGGAGCTAGAACTTTCTTAGCAGCAAAATTAGCTAGCATACCTAAAGAAAGGCTTACAGAAGAGGATATTAATCTTATTAATAATGCTAATGATTTATCTATAGCAGATTTACGTAGATTTAGAAATGCAGTAATTTCTACAATAGAGTCTGCAACAAATGATGAAGCTGTAGTACCTAGCACAATAGTTAGAACTAAAGGAATACCTAATGTTGTTAGAAAAGATGGTAGAGCTGTATTCAGACCAATACACGAAGTAAAAGGCTTACAGATACCAACAGAAATTACTGATATTACTCCAGAAAATGTAACATTTGGTATAAGTGATGGTATTGTAAAAGATTCCGATATAATAGGAGCCAATGGTGAAATGTTGCCAGGTAAAGGTGGTAGTGGACAATTGTTTATTTATCCACCAAAATCTAGTACTTTATCAAATCAAATGTTGCCATTACAATTAACTCTTCAAAGATTTGATAGAAATCAAGCTGAGTTTTTAGCTGAATTGTTAATTAATTATGGCACTAATCCTAACTCTGAATATAGAGATACAGGAGTTATTGCTGGAGAATTAATTGACTTTATGGTTAGATTTGGAGATGCTACCAAAGTAACCACTGCAGATAAAACATTTGATTGGTTAAAAGAAAAGCAATTGTATATTGATGATAAATCCAATCTAATAGTTGGTGAAAAAACATTCAATATAGGCAATTTATCTACTCAGGATAAAAAAGACATAGTTGAAGCTTTAATGGGATTCCATTGGCGTGTAGCTAGAAAGAATTTCTTCAGCCCAATAAAAGAAGCATTACCTTCTGTATATGATTATTTTAACAATAATTCTGTTGATTTGCTTGATATCATTCCAGGTATATCTCTTACTAAGGATGATTTCGTTTCTTCTACCCCAGTTTATACTATGGGTGTGTTAGAAAAAGCTGGTATAATAAGAAGTGACTTAGATGATCAACTATTTAAAGATTCTTTCGCATATGCTGAAGACATTCAGAAAGTACCAAGAAAGATCAACAATACTGAAATAAAAGAAGCTGCTGAAAATAAAGCTAGTTCATTGCCAAATATTCCTAGTATCCCAGAACCACAGGCAGATATTACTAAAGATGTTACAACTTCTGAAGCCACTACTCAAGATGATTCTTATATAGATGAAATAACTAATGATGGAGAAATAGATCCTTTGAGCCTGGGTATTGATGAAGATTTTGATGTACCTTTTCGTAAAGTTGCAGGAAATATATCAGAAGTAGTAACTCCAGAAGAAATTCAATGGTTTAGAAATAAATTAGGATTACCAGAAGATTCTTTACATATCGTTGAAGATGCTATTGCACTTGGCGGTAATGAGTATGCTATGGGTCTTGTTAGAAAAGATTCTACCATACTGTGGAAAGGTGCAGAACGTGGTACATTGTATCATGAAGCATTCCATAGAGTATCATTATTAACTATTTCTCCAAAGGAAAGAAAGAAAATTTATGAATTCTATAGAAATAGAACTGGTTTTGTTGGAAGTGATAAACAAGTAGAAGAAGCTTTAGCAGAAGACTTTAGGCAGTATATGCTGAATAAAGTAGATCCTGAATTAAATCTTCTTAAAAGAGCTTGGAAAGCTATTAAGAATTTCATAAGTAAATGGGTTTGGAGAACCGATACTAGTATTGATAATATTTTTAATAGAATCGATTCTGGTTATTACAATAGATCTAAACAAGATTCGGCTGCTGTAAATGAATTTCTTGCTGCATATAAAGGTGCAGGTGCTCCATTTAAAATAAGAAACCACAAATTTAAAAACATTACTAACACACAATTCAAAGAAACTGTAAATTCACTTGTAGGTGCTTTATTCACATTAAATAACATAAGACTACGTGATGATTTGCAAAATCTTAATTATGGAGTGTTAAAAGCTGCATTAAAACCAGATATAACAGCTAAATTAGTTGAAAAAGGAACTATTACTAAGGAACAAGGAGAAGTTAGAGATGAAATCTACAATACGTTCGATACTGTATTTAAACCCGAAATCATAAATAAATTAAATGAGTATCAAATAAGAGCAGTAGATAAACAAGAAAACATTGATGCAGAAATTGATGAAAAAGCAGTTGGTAATAGCGTAGGAGATCAAATGGCTAACTACATTCAAGAACAACTGTCTGTTTCAGTTAAAGATAATGCTCTTGCATCTATAAAAATTTTCATTGCTACAATGCCTAGAACAGAATTTGTAATGAAACAAAAAACAAATCCTGATGGCACTGTAACCCAAGTACAGGGTGTTGCTGCAATAAAGAGCCCTGTTACAGGTTTACCTCTAATGGTAGATTTTGATAAATCTTGGAATACTATTATTAATGAGATCCACTCTGAAAACACATTCAAAGGGATGATGGACAAGAGTGCAAAACTTGCTAAAGTAACACCATTATTTAAAACTTTGTATAATGAATTATACAAGATTACGAATGAATATGTACAAAAGAAAGGTATTCAAGAGGACGAAGTTCAAAAAATAGCAAGAGAGAATTTACAAACTCAGTTTAGAAATACGTTCCGTAAAGCTAGACATAAGTTAGTTGGTATTTTATCAGAAAAAGTTGAAGATGAGAATGGTAATGAACAAACTAACTTATATGTTAAAGATGAAAATGCAAATAAGGTATCTAAAAACATATTAGAAGGTTGGAACTATAGTTTAATAACAAATGGAAGCGTATTAGACACTTCTGATAACTTATTCAAAGCAAAAGTTAGTGAATCTGAAGAATTCATAGCTAGAGAAATCAACAATGAGTTTAATAAAATAATAAAGGTTGTAGAGAAATATAAAACTACACCTAACAAAAAATTAGTAAATGGTCAAACTTACAAAGAATATGTACCAGAAAAGCTAATTACTATTAAGAATAAGATAGTTGATTTACTCAATAAAGTTGGAGTAGGAATTGATTTAGAGTCACTAAATTCTTTCCTTACTAAGGAATATTACAATTCAGATCCTACTGAAGCATTAGTTTCAATGTTATCAGATAGATCCAACAAGAGTATATACTTCTTCTTTAATTCCAAAGTAAAGGACTTGGCAAAAATTCAAGAAAGTGGTGTAATTCCTGGTCAATACAATAGAAGTATTACAAAGTATTATGCTGATTCTAAATTCTTAGGAAGACTTGCTGAGACATATGCTATGTTACATCCTTCTTCTGATGAGTTGTCTGTACTTGCTACTGATGGTAAATTGTTATATCCTATATCAGAACACAATTATTTGTCTGATATGGTTCAAAGATTGGATAATGATCCAGTAACGGTAGAAGCACTTACCAAAGTGTTATACAATACTGGTAATAATGACAATCCTAATTATTTCAAGGGTTCTGTATTGTTAACAAATTTGTATAATAATGCGGATACTAAAGGTAAAATAGGGTTTGAAACACTTGTATACTTTAAGGAACAAGGTAGTGCAGATAAAGGACGTAAGTATACAGAAATATCCCCTCTTGAAGACTATATTGCTAAAATGACATTTACCAGAGCAGGTAGAATTATCTTACCTACTATGGGTGATTCTCAAACATATAATACGTTGTATGGTACTGCAATAAATAACTTCAAAAATCCATTTGATGTAAGCAATGGTGAAATAAAGTTCGATGCTCAGATTCTTAAAAGATTTATCAATTACTTTGAAACTGAATTAGATACCATTGAATTTAATTACAAGAATGAGAAGAATTTGACTGAAGAACAAAAAATAAAGAACTATGACACTGGAAACAGAAACGGTTATAGATTCAGATACTTCAACGGATTCTTTAAATTGAAAGAAAGACCTACGTTAAATGGTATTGAATTTGAAAAAGATTTTTCGAACTTTAACGAAGCATTAGACCTAGCAGAAGATCTTGGTGGTAATGAATATGGAACTTCTATTATTTCTCAAATAAGAAATAATTGGAATAAGTTCAGTAATGCTGAGAAAGCAAATCTGATGAATAACTACCTATGGGATGCATTTAAAGATGAGTTAAATTATGCACAAGAATTGGGTATAATTAAATGGGATGGTAATAAAATAGCTAGTGTAACGAGTTTAGCATTGCCCCAGAAGGCATTAGAAGAAGCATCATCACATTATAAAAAATCTGCAACAGTTTCTAATTATAGCGAAAATCTTGGTGCTGCTGAAATGATTGGTAATTATTTTGCCAATACCATTTCTTCAGTAATTGAATTTGAGAAACTTTTTATAAAAGACCCAGCCTACTACAAAAATCCTGTAGATAAAATTAAACGTTTACGTGAGGTATTATCCACTGGTGTTACTCCAAGAATAGACTACGAAGAAGGAAATCCAATGGCAGATCTCACTGAAGTGAACGTAGGTACACTATCAGATAATGTTATCGTAAGTAGACAAGCTGATCAAATTGCAGAGTATGCTAAAAGATCTGCGGCTATACGCTTGCTTCAGGAAATGCACAATATGACATTAGATGAGGCAATTAGAACTTACGATAGTTCTGAAGCTTTACCTCAGGATGTAGAAGATGCAGCTAATCTTATAGTAAGAGATAAATTTAATGGTTATCTCAATCCAAAAGGTAAAGTAAACCAAACTGATGCCACAGTACTAATATCTCCAGAGTTTTATAAAGAACTAGTACGTAGAGTAGATGGATGGACACCACAAGTAGCAAAAGCATTTGACTTACTTAATGATCCAAATGCAGATCTTGAAGCAGATATGGATACGTATGCAGAAGCATTGGCGGTTACATTGAAACCTTTGAAATTCATGTATTTTGGTGATCATTACGATGTAGGTGCTAAAAGGGATATACCAATATTTGATAAGATGGCTATGTTCCCTGTGCATCGTATTTTCTCTACTGGGGATATGGGTAAAGTATTGGAAGTTATGCAATCACGTAATATCCACATGCTTGCTTTTGATTCCGCAGTAAAAGTAGGACAAAGGGCTAAAGAGGTTAAATCAAGAATTTATAAAGATAAGACTAATAAAGAAATAGACATGGACAGTTTAATGTCAATGCCTACTCATAAACAGTCTTTAACTAACTTTAGACGTCAGTTAATTACTGATCCTCATCATGCAGAAAGACAGATGTTTGTATCTCAAGCACAAAAAGCTGCTATGGGTAATATCAGAAGTGCATGGAAATATACCACACCAGATGGTAAAGTGTACAGTGGTGATGAATTAATTAACAATTTTAATGGTGCTCATAATGCTATTACTGAGGCTGGTAGAAAAGAGATAGAAAGAGATTTTGGTATTACTCCAGATAAACCCCAAGTAAGTGTACAAAGGTTTGCTGAAATTATGCAACGCAAAGCTCTAAGTTCAAACATGAATGACAATGTTATTAATGGTTTGGATGTTGAGAATGGTGAAACTGTTGCACCAATTTCTGGTTTATCTGATAACTCTTGGATAGAAAGCGGTCTTATATCAATGTTGAATAAATCAATTGTTGATACCAACTTACCTGGTGGTATGTTTATTCAAATGTCTTCGATATTGTACAATAGAATTGCTGTAACTTCAGATGTACAAAATGAAAGAAAGTTAAGATTCGCAAATACCGATGGTACTATGGATTGTGTTATTTCAATCAACTTATTGAAACACATAATTCCTGATTACGATAAAAAGACTTTCAGTGAAGCTAAAAAGTGGTTGATAGATCATGATATTGTTGGTCCGAATTCTAAAGCTCTTGCAATGGGTTATCGTATCCCTGCTCAAGGTCAAGCGTCAACTGCAGCTCTTAAAGTAGTAGATTTGTATCCTGAGCAAATTGGTGATACTATCACATTACCTGATGAATTTACATCTCTTACTGGTTCTGACTTCGATATTGATAAGTTATTTGTTGCTAGGTACAATTATGATAAGAATGGTAATAGAATCAAATTTGAGACCAAAGAAGATTACACTAACAGACTCAGAGAAGCTGGCTTAGATGATGAAACCATAGTTCGTAAAGTCTACGAAAGATATAATGGTAAAACTGATTTTGAAGCTAATTCAAAGGAAGCAAATGAAAATATGCTTCTTGATATGTATATATCAGTTATTTCTAACCCATTGAACTTCGCAGAAGCTAGACAACCACTAGATACAGTAACCGATTACTTAAAAGATACCATTCTTAAAGAAGTAGATACAATAACTGGTCAAGGTAAACGTACAAGCAAATCCCAACTGTATTATGCCACTCCAGCATTCCAGAGTAGAACTAAAGCGGAGTTGAATGGTGGTAAATTTGGTATTGGTCCATTTGCATTAGCAAATGCTCATCAAGTTCTTACTCAATTGGTCAAATTAAGATTTAAACCAAATAAAATTTTAAGAGACTATGGTATAAGTAATTTGTATGGTATCCAGAGTAATGATAGAAATAAGATTAATATCCTTGACTGGTTATCAGCATTAATCAATGCTCATGTGGACGTTGCAAAAGATCCATACATCATTCGATTGAATGTAAGGAAGTTAACATTTAATATGACTAACTTCTTGATTAGATCTGGTAAAGGCGAAAGTACATTTTATTTCTTGCCTCAACAGATATTAAAAGACTTTGCAATAGAATATGACAAATACTCTGGCTTTTATAATGTAGATACACAAAACAAAAATCCTGAAAGTCTAGCATATAGAACTATTTGGAATACATATTTTGAGAAAGCAAAATCTTTATCTAAAGGTAAATATGATCAGCTTTTAGACTTTTTGAATGATAAAGGTGTAGGTGTTAAACAAAGAGAAAAGATGTTCGATGTCAATTACTTAAAGAAGCAATTGAAAAAAGAAGAAACATTTGATTGGTACTACAATCAGTTGCTTATTATGAAGACTTATCAAGAACTTAACCCGTTCTCAAGATCTTTGTCTGAATTAACTACATTGTCTCAAATTGATACTAAGCGCTTTGGTAATAATTTTGGTTTACAAAGTGCATTCTTGGATAAATGGAAACAATTTATGGTGGAACAGCAAGTGTTTGAAGATCCTATAAAGGTATTCTCAAATACATTCTTAGGTAAGAAAATGCAAGATGCATTAATATTCCCTAGAATTGCCTTCCAAAACACAATGATTAGACTTACTCCAGAATTTGAAAATTTAAGAACATTAATAGAATTCTATACTAAAGGTTATGCAATTAGTGATGATACATATATCAACAATATTACCAGAAGTATGGAAGCTACATATAAAGCTGGTTTCTTTAACAAGTATTTAGCTGAAAATGGAATAAAGCTCAGTAGTTTGTTAGGTGGTCCAAATAGTATCTCTAAGAGATTGGATAGAATTAAATCTGATGTAAGAAGTGGTAAATATCCAGATTTATTAAGTAGTGATGGTTCATTTGAAAATGTACTTATTAATAACATCTTTAGTAGACCAAAGGAAGATACAACTGAATTAAATGGTCCTGATTTTATTGCTTACAAACCAAACAAGAGTGGTGATAATAACTTAGAAAATGAGATCATTAGAGCTTGGGAGGAATTGTGGGATAGTGATTATCAGGAAATAAGAGATTTTGCAAAAGATCTTGCATTGTATGCTTTCTACACTTCTGGTGATGCATTTGGTAAGAATAATATCTTTAGATATGTACCTAATTCAATCAGAGAGGAAATAGGTTATTTTGATTACATTAGGGATTTAGAACGAAATCCTGATGATGCAGTTAAAGATATTAAAGTATTCCAAGTAATAAAAGACTTGTGGTGGAATGACCACGTAGTTCCTACTATTGATTATTACGTATTAGATTCTAGTAGAGAAACTATTGAAGAAGAAGGTAGACCTGTATACAGGGCGTTACCTCACGAAGATAGTGGTTTTACTGTAGTAAACAAGAAAGGAGTAGAAGTACAAATTCCTGGCATTATATATGATAAAAAGTCTCAATCTATAATTTCATTCAATCAAAATGGTCAACCTATATTTCCACCATTTAAAAAAGTAAAATTAGATAGAAACAATGATCCTAGAACTACGTTCCTGTATGAGTACATAGGCATTAATGAAGATGATGCCCCAGTGTACAGATTGATTAACAAGAAGGGAATGAGTTATAGAGGAAACATATTAATTGAGAGTGGTAGAAATAGATCTGTTCTTAAATACAACAATGTTGTACCAAAGGGTTATGAAATTATGCCAGAAGAACAAATAACTTGGGTTACTGATCTTACTCCGGTAAAAGCTAGTTTACAAGCAAAGGCATTTAATCAAGCTGGTGAATTTAACACAGACATGTTTGCTAATATACAGCAAACGGTTAAAACTCAACAAGCAACTGAACCATTATCTTATCAAGAATGGGTTAAAGACTATCAAACTCAAAAAGGTGAAGCTGATGCAGAAGCGGCATATCAACAATATCTAGATAACTTTGAGTATAGTAAATCACAAGGTACACACACAGTACCTACTACAAAGATAATTTCTGGTGGTCAAACTGGTATAGATCGTTTAGGTTTAGAAGTTGGTAAAGAACTTGGGCTAGAAACAGGCGGAACAACTACTCCAGGATATTATACTGAAAATGGTCGTGATGAATCTTTAAAGGATTTCGGAGTAACTGAAATATCTCCAGAATTACAAGCAGGTAGAAAAGGTAGAGAATTTTATTTACCTAGAACAGAACAAAATGTATTGAATTCTGATGGTACGGTGTACTTTAGTACAGATGAAGATAGTGCTGGTAGAATTGCTACACAAAGATTTGCTAAACAACATAACAAACCATTTTTATTAAATCCTACTAGTCAAGAATTAGCACAATGGTTGGTAGATAACAATATTGGTACATTAAATGTAGCAGGCAATCGTGGTTCTAAAGTATCTCCAGAATTTGACTCTCAAGTAAGAAATACTATTAGAAATGCCTTTAGTTCCCCAATTCAACAAGATTTATTTGCATCTGAACAACCAGCAATTACTGACACCACTAAGAAATTTTCTCTAGAACCTTTTATAAATAAAATATTTCCGGATTGGAAATCAAAAATTCCAAATTTACCAGAGGAATTAGCTGCTGAATTCATGTCATGGAGTATTGTACCTGGGATAGATGAGTGGTCAATAAAAGATAGAATTGAGAAATATAAAGATTTTGAAATCGAAGAAGAAACACGGGAAGCAATAAAACGTGGGGATAAAGAAGGAATTGTTCAAGGTATTGCAAACACAATTTCTTATGAATTGGCTAAGGATGGAATCACAGAAAGAGATCTATTTATAAATTTATTTGGTCAAAGTTATGTAGATAAGGTAGACAGATATGTTGCTGAAATCAAAGCCGAAGTTCAGAAAGAAAAAGATACTACTAAGGAATTCTTAGATTATGCTAATCAATTTGGTTTTACTGATGAAGCTGCTTCACTTGCAAAAGACTTACCAAAAGCAGTTGAAGAAGCTAAGAAAGTAGAAGAAGAGTACGTATTTACATTTAATGATGGGTTTAAGATCAATTTACCATTCTCATTAAATGATCAACAGAAATCAGCTCTATATGAATTAGAGAAGTTTATTGAAGATGGTGGAACTGAAATTACTTTATCTGGTTATGCTGGTACAGGTAAATCTACTATCATTGGTATATTTAGTAAGTGGTTGAATAATAGAATTGGTAGAGGCAACATTGTATATACTGCTCCTACTCATAGAGCAAATGTTATAACTAAACAAAATAATCTTAATGCTAATGTATATACGCTTTCTGCTCTATTTGGGTTTACTCCAGATACAGATATAGCAATGGAACAAGGTTCATTGGATTTAAGAGAACTGGAGTTTAGAGCCAAGAATCAAATGAAATACGAACCAGGTCAATTAATTATCATTGATGAAGCTTCAATGGTACAAGATGGCTTGTATGAATATATTCAAGAAATTGTAGCTAAACATAACGGTAGTGTAATATATGTTGGGGATTCTGCACAATTGAGACCTGTAAAATCAGATCATATTTCTAAAGTGTTTACATCTGATGGAGTACCTCAAATAACTTTAACCAAAGTAGAAAGAACTGGTGATAATCCTATTTTAAAAGAAGCCACCAGACTTAGACGAGGTGAAGGATTGAGTTACCAAACTGATATAAATGATAAAGGTCAAGGAGTATTGTACACTTCGGATGATGTAATTATAGATAAAAACCTGAAACAGATTGTTACTTCTGAAGAGTTCAATGCTGATCCTTTACATTTTAGAGTATTGACTGCTACAAATGCTGCAGCATCTACATATAATTCAAAGATTAGATCTTTGAGATATGGAAAATTTGCTAAACCATTTGTAAAAGGTGATATTATAATGGGGTATTCAAACAAACTCAGAAAACCCGATGGATCTTATAGACTAATAAACTCTGGAGATTATATAGTTCAAAGTGTAAAGGATACCAATATTAAATTCAAAACCGATAAAGGGGATATAGAATTTAAAGCATTCAATTTATCAATTAGACCGACTGGTGGTACTATTATGGATGACTTTCAACTTACTGTAATTGACAAAAATGAACCAGATTCTAAGCTATTTGAAGTAGTAGAATATAAAGATAGATTGTGGAAAATGGCTAAAGAGGCTAAACAAAATGGGCAAATATCTAAATATAGAGATTTAGTTCAAATGGCGTACAATGTTGATAATGAACTGAATATTACCAAGAATTTGGAAGATAACCAAGGCAGGTTAAAAATTAGAAAAGCAATTGATTATGGATATGCACAAACTGTTTGGAAATCACAAGGTAGTACGTACAGTAAAGTTTTAATACTCTCCAATGAAATTGATACGTTTGGTTATGGTAAAGATGTAATGCAGTTAAGAAACGAGTTGAGATATGTAGCTGTGTCACGTGCTAAAAACTTTGTTATAATAAATTCAGAAGCAGAGAATAAGAAGAAAGTTTCTATGCGAAATGAAATAGCCGAAGAAGATTTATTAGACGATATAGAATTTGAACCAGCTACAGAAGAACAAGCAATAAATGCATCTTTGCAGGATTCAATTGATGAGTTAACAGCAAATGGTAAACAACGTAGAAAAGAATGTGAATAATTATGCAGTGTTTAAATGTTAAAAAT